CTAACCAAAAGGAGTTGGTTCTTCACTTAGAGGGGTGGCATACTCCATCCTAATCAGTCCTCCTGCACATGCCACAATGTTTCCTTGCTCATCAACCGCCACCCGGAATCTTAAATTGTTCTCCTCGCTCTCCTTAAGAAATAAGTTTCTCACTTCGTTCACACGTTCACTGTTTGGTATAGGTATGCCATCCTTTTCCCCCATCTCACATGCCATGTGAAACCAATACTCCGCAAGTAACGGGAGCTCATTTTTTGTTGCCCATCTTGTTATATACATCACCTATCCCACCTGTACATTCTTCATTTTACTTAGCTATTGATATTCCATCTTGTTTCTTGTAATCCTCCTTTTTCAACCAAGCGAATCTGTTCGTTGCAATAGAAAATGAAAAAGCTCAAAATGCCGAGACATTTTGAGCTTTTCGTTTATACTGTCTTTTGTAGATGCTTCGTGTTTTATCAGTAACTTTTACAAATAAAGGAAGTAAAGGTGAAATAACAATGTGTATGTAGAACACCACTTCGTGCAGGTTCTGTCACGTCAACAAATTGATGGTTATGGCCCACGTCAAAAGAAGTAACTCCGGAGAACTGGTTACCTGCTAAACAAAAGGAAAAAGCACCAAAAATCATTCGTACATCGCTTCTCCCGTTCCAACAAAATGCTGAACGTATTCATCATTTTTTCATTACCTAGGCTGCTTGTCTTATACGGGTTGGCTATGTTTCACATAGGATGTACTATCTTGTTAAATCGGGGGGGATACAAAATGTCAGGTGGCTTTGGCTTAAGGTCAAACTTTGCTTTAATTGTTGTGCTGTTTATCCTTTTAATTATTGTTGGATGTAGTTGTTTCTTTGGTGGCTTTGGTGGCTACTAATCTCTAGAATCCGCTTAAAAGTTTTATAGGGCGGATCATTATAGATCCGTCCTTTTTCATCTGCATCCACTTCTCGAAACTCCGTGAACCAGTGTAACGGGAAGCAGCCACCCAACCTTTTTAACTCCTTATCGTAATAAAAGTACGCATGTGTTTTTTTCGGCTGTAAATCATCCATCCCTAGCGCAACATGTTTGTATCCACGTTTCCTCCAAACGAGCTTTGTATTGTAGCCTTTTGAATTGTCCAATACAGGGATAGAGCTTGGTGGCACGAGAGAGCATGTTTGCGTCACGCGTGGCAAGAATTCGTCTGAAACCGTCAACATAGGCATACGATATTTTTCAAGTGCTGCCTCCACAGCTTTGATCTTCTCCTCGTCCACATCTCGTAAGAATGGCATCTGTTTTTTTGTTTCACCATCAAGACCCTTATATGGTATAATATGGATATACCCCTATTTCTCGGTCGGGGGAAATCCCGGTCTTTTTCGATTTCACGTCTCATTATGCATCAAAATAAGCTGTTATTCCCGGTATACATCCACAGCTCTTTTGCATATTTTTTACATAACAATGAGGGGAAGGATGATAAAATGGCCTTTATTGAAATCTTCGGATGGTGGTTGTCAATAATCTTGAGCATAAGTTTTTTTATCTCCCTGCTATTGCTTCTTAAAGAGCCCAATGAGGAAGATGCCCCCTCAGATCAGTAATGGATGTCTTTCAATGATCCAATTTCTCTTGTTTCTCCGGCCCGAATGGTTTAATTTCGGGCCTTACAATTTTTTGTACACTTAAGAGCCTGTATCATCCCGTGGCATGCACTTCTTACCTTGAATCTATATCCTCGAATCGCGCCTTTGCATGAACTCCCTCCCATAGAAATCGGGATTCACCAAAAATGAAAAAATGACCGTAAATGCGGTCATTTCAAGGTTTTCGACAATTTTAATCCGAATAAATCATTTATAAATGGAGTCCCGAGACCAATCGCTTAGAGCTGGTACCCCCTCCTCTACTAGCCAATTCAAAGAAGCCAAGTGCGTCGGGACAACTCGTAGCAAGCTCTAGGATATGTTGCACATTACTCTATCCAACTGAGCCCTCTCGATTTCCTCAGCCTTGACAGGTTGTTCTTATGTTCTTTACCAAAAATAAAAACTCTCCATCGTCACACGAGAAATCGTGCTTCTGACAGAGAGTTTGCTTTAGCGCAGTTTTGCGCATTTCTTCATATGTAAGTGGCGTCCCAGGAGGGATAATAACCGCATCATAAAACCATTGATATTTCAAGGATGAATGGACATGCTCGTTCATCCCGTGCAAAATTTGTGCAAAATTATTTTCGGCTGCTATCCCGTGCAAAAAAGGCGGAGCGATCCGCCTTTTCTCTTTCCAACATTTCGTTCCATCTGGCCTATGCGATCTGTACAGAACTGAAGAGACCGCTTGAGGAGATATGGATAAAAAAGGAGCCTACTCAAAGTGAGTAGGCTTCATTACTTCAATTTCAATTCAACTTCGTATTCTTTCGTTTCTCCGTCAAACTCATCTTCACCGCCAACATGTGCAGACCATTTTAGTTTAATCCATTGAATTTTATCCGCATTTCCTCATTTTAAGTACCAAATGACATATCACTCTTTTAACTGTATTTTCTCTGTAATGGCAGATAAACACCAACTATGATAATATTATTAAAAAAATTATCAAAGGGGATGATAAAACAGTGGAATTTCTTGTCGCACTGGGATTTGTCGGGATAATTGTTGGTGTTGTACTGTTTATCGTAGGTAAAATTAAAAAGAAAAAATATTACGGTGGGGTAATTACAATTGTTTCATTGGTTCTTTTTATTATCGCATTAATAGCTATGCCGCCGACTGAGGAACAGAAAAACACAGAATCCGCAGAAACACCTAAAGAGGAAATCCAAAAAGAATCATCGAAACCAGCCGAAGAAAATACTAAAGCAAAAGAGGAAGCTGAAGAGCAAACCAATAAAGAAGATGTAGATTGGAAATCGAAAATTAAAGAAATTGCCGAAAATGATGATAAACCGGCAGATAAATATTATGCAGTTGAAAAATTAATGATGGAATATAAAACAAAATTCAATAAGGATGAGATTGAAAAATTCAAGAATGACATAATCAATGATTACAAATCCGGAAATTATTTAAGTGAATTGGATAATCATGAACGCATGTTAACTAATATTTTTAAATCTTATATTGTTGAACGAAACAGTGAAGGTGCTGTAAAAGATTTTGCTTTTGACTATCATCAAAACTTAAAATATACATATCGCGGTGTGGATACTGTGAATAGTTCTGCCGTAAAATCGAATGAAAGACAGATGGATAAAGCATTGAAGGAAATGGGAAAATGACAGAATACAATAAGAGTCGAGGTTCGTTATATCAGTGCAGTTAAGGAAAATGAGTCACATTTAAATTAAAAAAGCCCCTCTCGAATGAGAAGGGGCTTTTCATATCGAATCATCTTCATCGTCCTCATGAAAAAACGGATACTTCAAAAGCATTTTCTGAAACGTTCCTTCATCTTTTATAGGAAGACGGCGTTGCGGAAACTTGTAGTAGCATTTTTGATGCATTACCGTATTGATGATGTCGAGGAACACTTTCTCGTCTGGCTGAACCGGCTCAGAACAAATCGGGCAACGCAAGCGACCAATGATTTGGAACATATTCGTTTCCCTCCAAGTTAATACTCATTGGATAAATACCTCATTCAATTGTTATTTCCTTCTTCCATAATTTATTTGAGGATTTAATCTTTTCTCATACAAAAAGGGGGTTATTTACATATAATTTGTTTTATTAGACTATGACTCTTTATCACATCAAAAGAAGCGAAGAGGCATTTAGACACACTCCAAGAGCTGAAGAATTTTCCTTAATCGGATAGGACCTTACTTTTAGCTTTTACCAGTTAAGTCCATATAATTGTGTAAAAAGGGAAATAGAAAAAGAGCCATGTTGCTTCCCCTTTGGTAGAATAAACAGTGGACCAAAAACACCAAACATAAGGAGGAATGCAACCATGGCTCAATATCATATTACCCTAAATGATGAACTTTTGCACGGGTTATTCACCAGAGATGAGGGATTAGCTAAGCTATTGGAACAAGTCCTCAATCAAATCCTCGAGGCACAAGTAGAAGAACAGCTGGGAGCTCGCCGTTATGAACGAACGGAAGAACGAAAAGGCTATCGAAACGGTTCGTATCCACGCCAGCTGACGACCCGGGTGGGACGGTTGACCTTGCGCGTTCCACGGACAAGAGATGGGGAGTTCTCTACGGAACTGTTCCAACGGTATCAACGGAGCGAACAAGCACTGGTACTGGCACTAATGGAAATGGTGGTAAACGGGGTGTCTACCCGAAAAATCACTCAAATCACGGAGGAATTATGCGGCACTTCGTTTTCCAAATCCACGGTCTCCTCACTGTGCAAGGGACTGGATCCGATTATCCAAGACTGGAATTATCGTTCCCTTCATGAACACGTGTATCCGTTTGTGCTAGTAGATGCTATTTATACGAAAGTCCGGGAGGATGGACGAGTACGCTCCAGAGCCGTGTTGATCGCTACAGGAGTGAATGAGGAAGGATATCGGGAAATTCTTGGCCTGCAAATCGGAAACAGTGAATCGGAGTCCAGCTGGAGCGAGTTCTTCGGATGGCTGAAAGACCGGGGGCTCCGGGGAGTGGACTTGATCATCTCGGATCAGCACGGTGGGCTGGTGCAAGCCATTGAAAAGCATTTCCAAGGCGCTACATGGCAACGATGCCAGACACATTTTATTCGCAATATCCTCGATGCCGCACCAAAGTATATGCAGGATGCCTTGCTCGAGGAGATTCGTGGGATTCTTCATGCTCCAAATAAGCAAACGGCCCGGCTGTTATTGGAACAAGTGCTGGCCAAATGGGAAGAAAAAGCCCCAAAAGCCATGCAAATCCTCGAAGAGGGATTCGAAGACGCCACCGCCGTATTGGACTATCCGGACCGTTACCGGCGGCGCCTGCGCACGACCAACGGGGTGGAACGGCTGAACGAGGAAATCCGCCGCAGAGAACGGGTCATCCGCATCTTTCCGAACCGGGAATCGGTGTATCGCCTCGTTGGTGCCGTGTTGATCGAAATCGATGAAAAATGGATGTCAGGGCGCAAATACAAGGGATTGGCTGAATATTGGCAGTGGCGGAAAACGAAAGAGCAAGGAGTCCGATCGGTGAATCAGGAGGCTCCGGCGATCAAGAGAGTGGGATAACCTCTACGCCGTGTCAAGGAGAACGTGGAATACCGGAGCGAAGCGAGGATATGCCGCGAAAGCTCCTTGACACGCCTGTTCCTTGACAACATGATCATTTGTCCGGGAAGGCGACCGGCAGGGAGACTTTCCGGTCTTACCTACCATACGTCAAGTCATCAGGTCCATGTTGTCTATCAAAGGGGAATTTACACAATAATTTGGACTTGACCATGAGGATTTATTGAAAGATAATGTTGTTACAATCAGAACCACGGGTAAATTTATTTACAAAGACCCCGATACTGCAGCGACAGAAGCCATTAAGAAAATTATCGATTATCATAAGCAATATAAAGAATCAGAAAAAAAAACAAATTAGCTTAGAAAAATTCAAACTGTAATGAAAAAGATGTCCGCCTTTTTAGGTAGACATCTTTTTTCTTAACTGCTTGGTAAAACGCTTAAGGGTATATAATCGCACTAATAATAAAGTGCAGAATTTCGCTTTTTATTTAATTAAATAATAGAACCTCTTATCCAATTGTGATAATATTAGGACAGTAAGTCCTAAGGAGGTTCCTGTTATGGATGTTGGAAAATACATAAAAGAAAAACGGAAAAGATTAGGATTAACTCAAAAAGAATTTGCAGATGCACTGGGATTAGGGAAGCATGGTGACCGTACCTTAAGACGCTGGGAAAACGGAGAAACGAATCCTTCTCCTCTTGAATTAAAATGTATCCAAGAATTTCCGGAGGAACCACCATTTCCAAATCCTCCTTTGGAAGAAGCTAAATTTACTATTGTGGATTTATTCGCGGGTATTGGCGGCATCCGCCTTCCTTTTCAAAAACTAGGGGGATATACTGTATTTTCATCTGAATGGGACAAATTTGCTCAAAAAACCTATCGCGCCAATTTTGGTGAGACTCCAGCTGGTGATATTACAAAAATTCACGAGAAAGATATCCCAGACCACAATATCTTACTTGCCGGGTTCCCATGTCAACCGTTTAGTCAAGCTGGTTTAAAACGAGGGTTCGAAGATACAAGAGGTACGTTATTCTTTGACATTGCTCGTATCATTGCAGAAAAAAGACCGGATGCATTCTTACTTGAAAACGTCAAACAACTACGCACCCATGATAAAGGTCGTACACTACAAAAAATCGAAAGCACATTACATGAACTTGATTATACTCTACACATTGAGGTTTTACGGGCGGCCGATTTTGGGGTACCGCAGAACAGAGAACGCATTTACATCGTTGGATTTAATAACAAAATCAATCCATACGTTCCGTTTCAATTCCCTACCCCAACATACGAGCCGACATGCGTTGGTAGTATCTTAGAGCCAGAAGTCGATGAAAAATACACGATTTCGGATAAGCTATACGAAGGACATCTACGAAGAAAAGAAATGCATAAGAAAAAAGGAAATGGTTTTGGATTTTCTGTTTTTACCGCGGAAAGCCCTTATACTAATACACTTAGTGCCAGATACTACAAAGATGGAAGCGAAATTTTAATTGACCAAGGACCAAATAAAAATCCTCGAAAACTTACACCAAGAGAATGTGCGCGTCTTCAAGGGTTCCCAGAAGAATTTGTTATTCCTGTTTCAGACACTCAAGCTTACCGACAATTTGGTAATTCCGTTGCAATTCCTGTTGTACAAGCCATCGCCAATGAAATGATTGCAGCAATGAATGCAGTTAATTTCCTAACCGATTACATCACACCACTAAAAGAACGAAAAATGCAACTAGTATAATAAAAAGAGAGGGAAGAGAACCCTCTCTTTTTATTAAATTTCGTTTAATTTTTGCTCAAATAATTTAATAGATGCTTCATACAGACGCTTTTCACTTTCAATATTGGTTTGTTCAAGTCTAAGTCGGTAAATTTCAATTTTTTCTTCATAAAAAGAACGTCCTAACTGAGCTGGTTGTTTACGTCCCCAATATCTCATAATGTCATCTAATTCCCACAGAAAATTCGTCAATCCATATACCTTCGGGTTGTTTGCATATTTCGTATTCTTTTCCGAATCTGGCACTACTAGATAAACATTGTGGCTATAAATCGTATTAATCTTTTCATTTGAGATATCATCATCTAATGTAAGTAAATACATAGACTGTGCCCCTGTTCTACTTAGTTCCTCTGGAACCTCAGCCCAACGCTCTCGCAATGTCGTTTTCATCGAAACCAAAGCACACTTGTGTTTCTCTAAGTTATACTCACTAACACCAGGAATTACACAATCCACTAATTTTCCTAACCCTACTTCACTAAACCGTTCGTTCCCTAGTACCCCTTGGTCATCATAGTGAATTTCTGCATGCGTAAGTAATTTATAAATTATGTATTCAAACTCTTTTCCAGCTCTTGAACGTCTGGATTGAGTATTACTCAAATTTAAATCATACAAATGCTCATCAAAATTCCTCGTAAATTCATTAACAATTCGCTTCACCTTTTCCTCGTTAGAAAGAGAATCATCAGAAACAATACGCGTCATTATCTGAATATTACTTCTCTCCACCAACTCTTCTGCCATTTTTGCATTAAATTGTTTCTCTAAAATCTTATATTCTGCCCATAAAGTTTCTCGCATTTGAGAAACATAATCTGAGGGATTTCCAAAAAAATAATCCCTATCACGATTTGGGAAACCCTTTTTTACAAAGGCTGCATTCACCATTTCCAAGGAAGAAGGCATAAATCTACTACGTTTGCGCTTAAAAAACTGCTTAAACTGCTCCGTATTCATCCTATTACATCCCCCAATCCTGAGATTCTACTATTTTCCCCCCAGTATACCCAAGATTGATAGATTTTTCTATAAATACCCTATTACAACGCACAAAAACATGTTTGCATCCTTAGCCACTCCCCTTTAAAATCCTCTCCCCTCAAAAAAATACAGAGACAAAAGCACACACTGATGTTAGTCTAAAAAGTGGACACGGAGAACAGAGAGATTATAATAAACTTAATTACAATCAGTTCGAGGTGTCCAATCATGAAAAAGAGAACATTTGATCAAGAATACAAGATTCAAGCCGTTGAGTTATGCTTGGAGGGGGATAAGTCCATCGCCCAAGTGGCAAAAGAGTTAGGTTTGGCATACAACACTCTTCACCGTTGGGTCAAAGAATACAAAGAAAGCAATGGTACAAGCTTTGTAGGTTCAGGAAATATCAAGCCACAAAACCAAGAAATCATCGAATTGCGCCGTCGCAATCAAGAGCTGGAGGAGGAATTAGCGATCCTAAAAAAGGCGTTAGGCATCTTCACCAGAAACCAGAAGTGATTTACGCGTTCATTTTTCAACATCGAAATGAATTTCGCGTGGTGAAGATGTGCCAAGTTCTCGGTGTTTCTAAAAGTGGGTATTATGCATGGCTGAAACGACCAAAAAGCAACCAAAAAGAGAAAAAAGAACAACTGACCCAACAGATTCGAAATGAGTATCTCAAGTCACGCAAGATTTACGGTAGTCCGAAAATTACGCAAGAACTACGCAAACAAGGAATTGGTGTGTCCCAAAAGACAGTCGCTCGCATCATGAGTGAAGAAGGATTAAGATCCATTACGGTACGTAAATACAAGGCAACGACGAATAGTAATCATCCTTACAACGTGTATGTGAATCTGTTAGAACAGAACTTCCAAGCAACGGCTCCAAATGAAGTATGGATGGCCGATATCACGTACATTCCTACTGATGAAGGATGGTTGTATTTAGCGAGCATCATGGATTTATATACCCGTAAAATCGTAGGATGGTATATCGATAACCAAATGACGAAAGAGTTAGTCATTAAAGCCTTACAACGAGCGTTAAACAACGAGAAACCAACAGGGAGAGTCCTCCATCACTCGGATCGTGGGAGCCAATATGCTTCAAATGACTATCAGCAGCTCTTACAGGAACACCATTTTCAAGTGAGCATGTCGAGACGTGGGAACTGTTACGATAACGCTTGTATCGAGTCGTTTCATAGCTTAATCAAGAAAGAATGTATCTATCCGAATCGATTCCGTACGCGAAAAGAAGCGAAACAAGCCATTTTTGAGTACATCGAATGTTTCTACAACCGTAAGAGAAGTCATTCCGCTCTTGAATATGTATCGCCATGTGAATTTGAAGCTGCTTACTACGCTAATCAGAGAAAGGTAGCTGTATAAATTCAGCTATTTCTCTCTGTTTAACGTGTCCGTTTTCTTGACATAACACCATGCTGACCGTATACCTGGAGAGAGAAAGGAAAGATTCGTAAGACTTGTAGTTGTTATTTCAAACAATAAGGACAATTTCAATCCACTCTCTCCTACGGTGACTGTTTGTCCTATATCCAAACGCGTTGATCTGTTAAGAGAAACAGATTTAGAGGTTCATCCGGATGAAGACAATAATTTAGAGTGTCCGAGTAAAATTCAACTCGCGTTAAAACAACCTATTTTAAAGGTTGACTTATATAAGGAGCCAATAGGTGAGTTATCACGAGAAGATAAGGAAAACCTACTCTTTATGATTGAAGAATATTACGGATTGGCATAGATATACATTAAATACATACATATATAAGTTAAAAGCCCCTCTCAGTGAGAAGGGGCTTTTGCATTAGAAACAAAAAAGCCCCTGCCAGGCGGCAGGACTATACTATGATTGCTGGATACCCTTTTTTCTTCAGTTCTTCCGCCAAACACTCCGCATTTTCGCGATTCGCAAATGCCCCGACTTGTACGCGGTACAGTTTGCCAGCAGACAGTTTCGACACAGAATTTGCTTTCGTTTTCCAATCATGAGCTTTAGCCAGTCCATGCGCGTGTGCCAGTGCGATTTTACGCAAGTTGGCGTCCGATTTCAGAAAATCAGCGTTGTTCCTATTGTCGATAAACCCGTTCTCTGTCAACACTGCCGGCATGGTTGTTTCGCGAAGCACCGCAAGGTTAGCTTCTTTTTTGCCGCGGTCTTTGAACCCGGTTTCCGCAATGATCACGTCGTGTAATGCGTTGCGGAGCGCATTTGTTTTCGACTTGTTCGCGTATGAACCGCTATAAATAAACGACTCAAAACCGTCGCCCCCACCTGCGTTAATGTGGATGCTGCAAAAATGAGTTGCGCCTAATCGATTGGCAAAAGCAGCACGTTCGCTCAAGCTGAGAAAGACATCTTGTTCACGAGTGAGATAGACCTTTACGCCTTCGTATAGCTCATGAATGTAGTCGCGCGTATAGAGCGCGATTTTCAGAGTCAAATCCTTTTCGCGGAGTCCATTTGCGACAGCACCAGGATCATGACCGCCATGACCAGGATCGAGGACTTGAACGAATTCAGCCATGTCAATTCCTCCCTTTCGTTTTTGATGCAAACATTTGATGCAAACAAAAAAGACGCCCGTAAATGGCGTCTTTTTTGTTTGGATTAATTATCAGCATTCTCAGTGAGCTTCTCGTCAATAAAGTGGGTTTTATTGAAATGTAAATCTAGATTGTGAATGACTTGGTGAATCTCGTCAAAAATTTCATCACCTTTTTTCGCATCGTTCTGAATCGCTTGATTCACCAATTCCTTGGCTTTTTCGAGTTCATCCTTTTTCTCTTCACCTTTATATTTAATCTTGTCTAAGCTGCTTTTTATTTCATTCAAAGTCATCTTATAATCTTCATCGCTCAAAGGAGTTCCTCCGTTATTAGCGATCGCCTTATCTACAAAAACAGCAGAGTTCAAATGAGCATTGTAGAGTTCGAAATTCGAATCGTACTCCGGATCATTATTCGGGTCGGCACCGACAATCAGCCATTCTTTTTGTTCCTGCTCTGATTGTTGCTGTGCCTTTACAGGTTTGGCGTCATCTTTTTCACTCGTTAGGACAAAAAAACCGATCCCTAATAAAACAACAGCGACTGCTCCAGAGATCCATTTGCCCAACTCAAATCCTCCCCCTTATTGCAACCTCGTTGCTATTGTAACTAAATTTCCACCTCCTTTCAAATCAAAGAGCGCCAAAAATTGGTGCTCTCATCACTCACCGGTACACCTTGAAGGAATATGTTGCTACTTGACCTGAATATTCCGGGTTTTCTATCGCCTGATAATACAAACGAACTCTGTATGTTCCTGCTTTTTTCCCAGCTAAATAAAACTTTCTAGTTGCCGACTGAACTCTAAAAGTTCCTGACTGTAGCTCAACGGCCTTCCAATAGCCGTCATAAATCTCTAAGGACATTGTATACTTCCAGGTCGGCGCAATGAATCCATCGCCCTTTGGGTCTCCGATCCCTCCACCAGAATAATACGCTGTTACATCGATTGAAGTGGCTTTGGCAGTATAGTAGCTTGCGTCTGTGCATACGACCATCGGCTTTGGCACTTCGCTGCAAGGCATAATAACCACCCTTTCCACTTATTTTTCGGCGTTTTTATCGTGAGTCTTATAGACGCCAATCGCCGCCAACAAACCAAAAACGCCAGAAACGATGATTTCAAGCGCCCCTTCGATTTGCTCTGGATCATCGACCTTCGCGATGTTCGCAATCACAAGCGCGACAATCGGGATGAAATACCCGATGATTTTCTTCCAATCCTTCATCACAACTCACCTCCTTTCTGGACAAGATAAATAAGCGCGAATAAAAAACCTAACAGCCAAGGAGTAATAGCTGTTAGGATCGCGCTAAACCACATTTTCTTGAATTCTTTTTTCTCAGCCTCTTTTTCTTGGATCAGGACAAGCGCTTCGCTTGCTTTTTGAAACGCCTCCTCCGCCTTTTTCAAGGCGTTCCGGCTTCGCTCATCAGCTTCACTGGCCATGGACGTTTTTTCCTCCAAACGAATAATTCGTTGTTCCAGTCTGTCCAATGACGACGACACCCCATTTAGCGAGTCATAAATCTCTCGCAGTGTAATTGTCACCCCGTTTCCGTCATGTGAAATGCCCATGACTTCACCTCCTTTCATGGGATATAAGTGAATATCCGCGGGTCTTCTTGCCCGATTGTCCACATCGCCACACCTTTACAACCGTATCGCATTGTGTATTCGGCAGCTTTGATGAAACTTTCAAGGTCGCCGTTCCACGCAATCGAATAGCCTTCCGAATCGCCGACATAGAAATTGCGCAGCCATACACCTGCGTCCGCCATACGGATGCGGATGGTTTTCTCCCCTTGCCAAGACGGCACGGTTACAATCGGGAGGTTTTCGTAGTCATTGGAAATCTTAATGCCTAACCCTTCATCGGGGTCAAAGCCCGAATATACAAGATAGCCTAGCTCGTCATAGCTGTACGGCCGCGTTTCTTCAAGTGCAACATGTTCCACGCCGTCGATGATCGCTGCTACCTTCTCCATCGGCTCATACCGATCATTTGTGGCGATTTGCAGTCGATAGCACTTCACGCGACAACCACTCGCATATACACCGTGCGCTCCCTTGTTTGGCGGCGCCGGAAACGTTTGTGTACTCGGATATTCGATGACTTCCGTGTTCCCGACCATGCACTTGATATGATTGCCGTGCACTCGAACCTTGAATGTGTAGCGTTGTCCAAGCGTCAACGTGAGAGGTGCGGACGCTAGCACTTGGGAACTTCCTCCGCTCTCGTATTTCAAATAGAACCGCCCGGCTCGATGGTCAGCAACAAAGACATACCCTCGCCCAATTTGTCCGGCTTGATCGGCGCAAAAGCGAATGCCGTACACAGCGTTTCTGTCGTTCACGTCAGCGCGCAAATCCGCTTCGATATGGGCGTTCATCTCGTATTGGCGGTTGACGATCAATTGCATAGACTGTGTCCTTGTATCGGCGAATACGTGCGCTTCCTCGGTGCTTGTCGCCGCATAGGGGCGCCATGCTCCAAATGAGTATCCCCTGCTCACTGGAGTGCCGACACATCGTTGTAAATCGGGGTCGGGGTTAGAGCCCGGCGGAATGTAACTTGGATCGACATGCAGGTAGTATCTCGTCTTTGCCAAGTCAGTAATGCCGCTTCGGACATGTGGTCCGAACAGGTCTTCCCAAATGATGGCCGGACGTGGAGGGCGGCGCAATAGTTCGCCTGTGATCGTCATGTTCGCCGGAAAGGAGGCCTGCACTTTTGAAACGATCCCGTTTGTCACTTCTCCCCGTTTCCACGTCGGCTGCAAATTGACGCGATACTCGACTTCCCCGCCCGACATGCCATGCTCAAACGCCTCGCAAACGATAAACCCTAGAATTTGCGCATCGTCTTCGCATATGCCAACCTCAATCGTGTTTGAAGTGCCAAACGAAAAAACACCGCAGTCGTAGAAATGCCTGTCGGGATTGACGTAAAACGGATACCATTCGGGCTGATTTCCTTTTTCCCCGATGACAAAGCCCTGTCCGTTCACGCTAATAGGAATCCGCGGGTTTAAATACGGGAAATAGACAACGGCGATCAGTCGATAGCTTCCCGCTTCTGGCAGGGTGAATGAGTAGTACAAGCGCCCGTCCTGCCCTTCGTTTCCTTCTGCCGGTTCGCATGTGTTCAGGTCTTTGTTGTAGTTGTAGACCGCCGAATGCGCTGAATAGCCGTAAAATGTATAGCCGGACAGTGTATCACGCGGCGTCCAAGTCGTGCCTGTTCGCGTGTTCCCCATCCGGCTCGTCACATCGTTCAATATTTTCTTGATGCCCGTGAACTTCGCTCTTTGGTGCTTCGAATAGCTTGTGATGTAGTCCTGTCCGTTGTACGTATCACGGAAAATCACGGTTTGATCGTTAAACGTCTTTAACGTTGCGAACTGCACCGCAAATCGGTCATACACATGCAAATACGTCTTTTCGTAGGATGATTCTTCATCATGGAACCCGGCATATGGAATGAACGATTGATTATACCAAACAAATTCGTCATTCTCGTTTCTACTGCCAGCGTTATGCTTGAACAATCCGTTTTGCCATTGTATAATTTGCCAATATCTGACGATTGTCCCTGTCCGCTTCTCATTCAACTGCCAACGGCGTCCATATGCGGCTGTTCCGACATACACCTTCTCTGGTTGCAGTACATTTTGGACATGATCTAACACCTGTTCGAGCCACCATAATGGGGTAGATGCTCCAGGCGCAGTATTGCCCGACGAGAAATCATAGGACATGATTTGAAACTCGTCGATAGCCTGATTTCCGTTCAAATCCCTTCCGCTAGCAACGGTTCGATAGTCTGTCCATTGATACCAATACGGCTCAAAATCGCCCGTCATCGCATGAAGGTTCACGCGCAATTCCAGCCCTAACGGAATACAAACCTCGTTTTTCACCCTTACAAGCAAATCGCGATACTTTTCCGCTTCTTGATATGAGCGACTTCGAGACGAACTTTTTTCAAAGTCCATCTCAATCCCTTTGATGCGGTTCGGGAAACGGTTCATGTAGAGTTCGGCGATTTTCCGCAGTTGTCGGATGAACGTGTCTTGTGCATTGTTCACGTTATCTAACATCGGCTCTACCCGACTTTCATTAAAACAAACCATTTGTAACGACCACTTGATACTCGGGTAGTGATCCACCAAAAATCGCAACGAATCTCTCATCCAATAGCGAATGCCGTTCTCGTCATCGGTCAAGACTGGATACGCTTCTCCGGCCTTGTAATGATAAATCGAACCGTCCGCTAATACACCGAAATCGTGAAGACCAAACGCATGTATTTTGTCGTGATGTTCTAAAAACGCGTACCAAAAGTTGCGCTGATCGCCGCCCCAATTCTTCCAAGCGTTCGGGTCAATGATTTCCCATAAGCCTGTTGAGACTTCTTTCGCGTATTGCTCAAATTCAGCGTTTGACGGCTCATTTAGCGACCAAGATAACAGCTTTATCATGGCTTGGACTTCCCTTCCTGCCATTGAATGAGTTCGACAACTCCCCAGTACCCAATGCCAACGTCTTGCATTTTCCCATTAACTAGCTTGTAAAACTCGATGCGAATCCGGTTCGAGCCATAAGGCAAGCCCATGAACAATTGACGCCTTATCTTGAGCGTTCCGTTGCCGACAGGCAGGCTCCGGCTCGCCCGATTGGCCGGAACGCCGTTGATCGACGCCTCGTTCCTTGAGCCCCACAACCGAATTTCGCTTCCGGCCGCGCCGCCTTCAAAGAAAAATTCACGGCTGTATCGCTTATTTAAGGGATGTTCCGGCTCGTCGGGATATACTCGCTCGTATTCGTCCACATAGTCTCCGTAGTTGGTGGAAATCCGCAACAAATCGAAGTCGTTTTTCGCGTATAGCGTGATGTCCACGACAGTAGTCGTCAGTTGACGTGAGAAGTCTGTTTCGTACACGTTTGGCACGATAATCGCTTCATGTCCTCGCCCGACAATGTTGTAGAAGCGATTTTTCACATTCTCGAATACTCGCGGCTGATCGCCTAAATAAACGTCTCCCCCAACGGCCGTTGATGTTTCGTCCAATGTTCCGTATGCAGGTTGGAACCATTCCGCCGTGTTCGGAATGGAAGCCGTCGCCTGTTCGCCTTCTTGCAATTGCAAGTCAGTGATGCGGATCGCTCCGCGCCGCAGGTTTTCAGCGACTAGCTCAAATTCGATATGATCCACTTTTTTTCGTTGAAATTTGGTCAATGTGGCGAGAAATCGCGTCCAATCTCCTTTATTCATACCATCACCCGTCTAGCGACCAACGTGTTTCCGACGGATGCCCTTTCCACAAAGTCGCGATTGAACCGCTTTGCAGCATGATGTCGGTGACATTCACCTGCCCCGATTGGCAATTCTCCACGACAAACTCAATTTCAATCGCCGAAACGCCCCGATCGGGGCTTTTCACTTCGATAACTTGATTGAGTAATTGGAACATCATATCGTCTCACCTCCGGCCAGTGACAGCCAAATTGGCTCGTCTTCTGTTCCGTCCGCGTACTTGATGCGAATGTAAACACCGACGCGCCCCCTCCCGACTTGCAAGTTTTCCGCCGCCACTCGCATGCTGATGGAATACGAATCACGATGGGAAGGGTAAACGATTTGCTTGAGTGTCTTGGTTTTTCCTTCTTCGGCCGTTGCCTTAAACGAGGCGTTGCCGCTGTATCCGTTGACCGGATCAATCTCCCACCCGTTATTCGTCCAATAGTTGAACCCGTCATCAGCACGGGAATTCATGAGGTAGTTAAAGACGCTTAGGTTCAATAAATCCTGTCTGTCTACCGTATCCTCCGATTCCAAAACGGGTGCCGCTTCCTGAACACCCGACAGCAAATCAGACAGCGTCGGTTGTGGACGTTCAAGCTCCACTTCCGATTCCCACGGCTTTTTGATGTTGTACTTCCAACGAACAATGCGCTTTTTCTCGTTGATGCCCAATTCTTTGTCGTACACAAACACGTTATCGCCAAGGGCGAATTGTTCATGGCTTAACCCCGACAGTCTCGACAAGTCGGCGACTTTCATCACGTATGAAGCAGTCGGACGCGACAAGATGCTCAAGGCATACAAACCGCGCTCGTAAAGGTGGAACGGGTTGGTGAAACGCTCGTCTTTCACGATCAGCACTTTCTTTTTGGCCGTATATTGATAGTTTTCAATATAGGGCAATCCTTCTGGATGAGCGTCTTCAATCGTCATATTGTTCTTCCCGTACAAGTACAGCTTTGTGACAAGATTTTTCGTACTGTAGTTCACTTCGATTTCCTTCATGTTTTTTCGATAGACGATAGATGCTCCGGAATCTCTTCCTTCCGGCCGCAAGAAATCGACTGTATTGTTGTTTGTGTTGAACCACAACTCGCCCGTAAAGACGTTGGGAAGCTCTCTCAATGCTTTCAGCCGATTCGTTAATCCTTCTTCCAACTGAAGGTTTCGACGCTCTGTCACTTCTACGCGCCCGACTGTCCACCCCGTCCCGTCCAGAATATCCGCCATGATTTGTTCCGGCGTCGCGTCCTGCCAACTCCACACTTTCATCGGCTCGGTATATTGCAAGTCGTACCACGTTGCTTCGCAATACACAACGAGTTCAAGCCGCCCTCCGGCTCTCACTTTTGAAACATCGCGAACGAAATATCGCTGATTTACGACTTCGATAATGTTTTCGTTTTGAATGTACTCCCGTTTTGGATCGTTGTATGGAAGGGAAAACGTCAGCGTATCCACACTGCCAATCTCTTGTTCCAAAATCGGATCATCGGCGTTTTCCAATACGCCAAGTCGCTTCCCCTCTTGGTCATACATGACAAGCAAGGCGTTAGACAGTCGGCTATACAAGGGCTGTTGTCGTTGTGGCGGTTGGCTGTTGTATCGAATCTTGCCAAGCAGGTTATACCGCCCGACTCTCAACTGATTGTATTTCAGCATAGGCGTCACCTCACGCCACGATTAGCCAAGGCGAGCAATAGGAACTTCGTTGAAACAGCGCTCCGCTTGCCGGAAACGTTGACGGCATTTCCCCAAAAGGAATGTTTGTCGCCCGATAGCCGCCGTAAACTGTATGTGGGTTTGGACGTGGGGATAAATCTTGCAAGAACGTTTGGGCGTCGAATCCTACGATAGGAATGGCACTGACTTGGTTCAGTCCGTCATAATACGCTGTTGCCCCATCGTGCCTTGCAATCCAATAGAACCCCGGTTCTAACTCCAAATTAATGTCCACCATGCCCCACCCTCCGGCCGCCGGAATGGTGATGACAGGGCTTTGAAACAGCAATTCGCTCGGCCGCAGGCCGTTATCTCGGTAAATGCCGATCCGCAGTGGTACGTCCGTACTGGCCGAATTGAGCTTCATCGCCGCCTTGCCGAACCGTGTTTTTGTCGGCACTGGAAAAGGAAAAGCGTCAATCGTGTTGCCGTAAACCAATATCCGAAACGCGGGCACGTGGCTGTTCACGTTCGCCGTTCCGTCTGCATTTAACGGATTGTAATCGCGCCGAAAATGGCTGACATACGTTCCCGACAACGGATAAAAGGGCTCAACTCCCGCCGGATTATTAGCAAGCAACAACGAATGTTGATCCACCGCCTGTTGCAACGAAGGAATGCTTCCAATGCTTCCCTCAACGTTTTGTCTCCACGCTGAAACGTTCGTGATGTACGTAAAGTCTGCTGTGATCGTATCGTTCAAATTTTGTTGGTCGTGAAAAACCACGACGCCATGCGCCGGACTGATTTCGTATTCGCTAGGATCGACTTGCACGCCGTTCCGATAAATAACGGGCGCCGGATCGTCCAGCCAATTGCGGATCGCTCCTTCGTAAATCCGATAGCGAATAGTCGGATCGTCTTGGTCGGCCACAGGCGTCAATACGTGCCCTGTCTCTTGCGCCGTCTGCATTTCCAAAACCGCCTGCATTTTGTTGATGTCATGTTGCAAGCCTGAAATATGAGCTGCCAAAATGTCTTGGCTTGTTAGGTCGCGATAAGGAGTTTGCGCCATGGTTTCACCTCTTTTCTAAATCCATCGGCTTCGAGCATAGACGGTCGCTTTCTGAATGGTCGCATTTCCCTCTGTGAAAAACTCCACCTCGTTTTCCTCGATGTCCAAAAACGGAAAATCCATCGAGTCTAAATGCTGATTCGCTGATCGCTTGTTCCCGTATCCATCGACAATGTAGGACGTGACAAGTTGGCTATCCAGCACAAGCGTTTCGCCCTGTTGCAACGTTCCCGAAAAACGTACGGACGTGAACGGCGTTCGCACGCCAATTGAGCCGCCGCTGCATGTTCCCTGTATTTCAATCAACGGCTCTGAATACTCGTTCCCCTTTTGTCGATTGATGACATACACGCCCGCGCCGCTGAACTCAAATACTTCGTCCTCAATCGCGTAATAGAACGGGTCAGGACAGAAGAAATTCAACGTTCCTTGTCCGGCTCGGATCAGGTCGTCAATCTCTGTTTGGTCTTGAATGATGGCGTTAATGTACTTGTCCGGCTCGTCATCGAAGATGAGTGGCTTCGGCTCGCTCTTGTTCAGTTTTCCGGCCAAGAAGCGTTTCAGTTCAAAATATGACATGTCGAGATGCTCAAAGATGACCACCTCGACAGGAATGACAACCGACTGATGCCGCTTCTCCAAGAAATACGCGCCATGCCTTCCGGCGATAGACATGGATGTGATTTCTTGCGGTGGCATTAAAGGGCGACCAATGTCTCGAACGAGTAGATACGGTGAAAGGTCAAACCCGTCATACGTAATCACAAGATGCTACCCCCTACGCCATTTGCTCTCATTTTCCCGATGCGCCGCTGACCGAGTTCACGGTCGATATAAGGCGTGACCACTCGCATGATTTCCCTGCCGTCCATGATGACAGGGACGACAATTTCTATTCTCTCTGTGCCTTGTTTTCCGCTGTTTTGCAGTTCTTCACGGATGATGCTTCGCAACATTCGTTGCGGTGCCACGATCTCTGGGTTTCCTGCTCCCGCGTCACCGACAATGGCTAGCGTTGGCTCGTCAACCACACCACCTGTTGCCAAGCGCGGGATGTTCGGGATATTGAACCCAATCGAGCCGCCTCCGCGTCCGCCGATCACCGGAACCCAGTCCGGAATCTTCGGAATCGGAATGCGAACGCTATTAATCGAGTTAATCATGCGGTTAATAAAGCCAATGACTTTGTTTACCGCTCCACGAACCGAGCTAACCACGCTGTTCCATGCGCTGGATGTTGCGCTTTTCACTCCGTTCCATACGCTCGAAATGATACTGCGAATACTGTTGAACGTGCTTGAAATTCCCGAACGGATGCCGTTGATAACAGAACTGATTGCGCTTTTGATGCCATTCCATACACTCGATGTGACAGAACGGATGGCATTCCATACGGTTGAAATCACGTTCCGAATCGCGTTGAAAACAGAAGAAACCGCAGACTTAATCGCGTTCCATGCAGTAGTCAAAGCCGAACGGATGGCGTTCCATACCGTTGTCGTCACGGTGCGAATTGCGTTCCACACGGTCGAAATCACTGTTTGGATCGCGTTAAAGACCGCCGAGACGGCAGATTTAATGCCGTTCCATGTTGCCGTCAACGCCGACTTGATGGCGTTCCATACGATCGAGGTCACGCTCTTAATCGTGTTCCAAATATTCGAAATCGCTGTTTTGATTGCCTCGAAAACGGTAGAAGCGACCGTTTTGATGGTGTTCCACGCCGTTGACAAGGCTGATTTGATGGCGTTCCAGACCGTGATGGATACGCTCTTGATGCCTTCCCATACACTCACGAAGAACGCTCCAAGTGCGCTGAACACGGTTTGCGCCACGCTTTTGATCGCGTTCCACGAGTTCGACAGAAACTTACTGACCGAATCCCAGTTCTTCCATAGCAAAATGATGATCGCGATGAGTGCTCCTATAACGCCTATTACAATCAACACCGGCGCCGCAATCGCCCCAAAACTGACGCCAAGAACTCCCATCGCCGTAGCGATGGTAGACACAATCGGGGCGAGCGTCAAAAACAGTCCGGTGATAATGCCAATCACCGTGACAATCGCCGCGATGGTTGCTGCCAATTTCGGGTTATTCGAAATCCACTCCGCTACTTTGCTGACTACATTAGCAATCCCCCGATACACCGGAGCTAGGGCTGTGTTTAAATCGTTGAACGCATTTTGCATTTGCACCATCGGGTCAGCATTCATTTGTTGCACGGTCTGATTGAACAAGTCTTGGTTCTTGTTTGCGTCATCCAAGTGCTTGTTCATGTTCAGGAGCGTTTCCGCAATGTTGTCGCCTTGGTCTTCCCACATAGTTCCGAAAATCGCGACTCCCAAGGCGTTGCGCTTTGTCTCGTCTTTGACGTTCATCAACGCTTTGGCGACCTGTTGCATGGCCTGCTTTCCTTTGTCACCGCCGGCCGCAACAGCCTGTCCCCACGTTTGTAACTGCTTGGCTGAAATGCCTGTTCCCTGCAACAGCTCCTTCATTGAGTCGTCAACGCCTTGGCCAAACTCAGCCAATCGGATACGCCCCTCCTTGAGGCCATCCAAGAGGTTATCTATGTTCCAAGTTCCGGTCTCAACGCCAGCCGCGAAAATCGCTTGAATTTCTTTGGCGTCAAATCCAGCTCGTTGCAGTTGTTGGCCGTACTCAGAAATGATGTCGAGTTGTTCAGGAGGGAATCCAACACGTAGCAAGGCGTTGACTAGTTCGAGCGCTTGCTGATCCGACATTTCAAGCTCGCTGCCAATCTCGTTCACTTCTTGGATGAGCTCCGTGAAGTCAATTCCTGAGTAGGCAGCCGCAATCGCTCCGGCTCCCTCAACGATCTTCCGGTTGGCAGCGTCACTCGCGTCTGCGTTTAAAGCAAATTGACGCCGAACACCTTCCAAGGCGCTTTCGGCGTCAATCCCATACGCTTTGACCGTATTTGTCGCGTCCCTGACCGTCTTAATGGACTCTGGTGGAACGTCGAATGACACACGGATTTTTGTCTCCGTGTTTACGCTCTCTAACGCTTTCCCGACGACCGCTGAAATGCCTGCCCCTGTCGCCATACCGGACAGAACAGGCTCAAAGTCGATGTCTTTCAGTGATTTCTTCGTACTCTCCGCTTCGTCTTTTAGTTTCTTCAATTCGCCCCTTGCTTTCGATGTATCCACTGTCGGGGAGGGCATGGAACGGATAGTCTGAGAGAGTTCTCGAATCGTTCCTTCTAGCCGGACAACAGGAGACGTATCGGCCTGAATGTTTAAATCTGGCACCGATCTGATGGCACTTTCTACAGCGTTGAACGCCTTTTCTGCATTTCGAGTGACGTGATTCAAAATGCCGGACACTTCATCTATGCCAGTAATGGCCACTTCAACGACCGGTTTCGCCATGCGTCACCTCCCCTTTCGTAAACGCGCGCGCTTAGGGAGCTTTCCGCGCAGCTTCTCGATTTCTTTTTGGCGCTCTTTTTGAATCTTGTTATGATGCGCGATTAATACCTCTTGTTGCAACGGCGTCATGTATGGAACGTCGAGTGGCGAAACGCCGCACTCTTTCACGAGAAAATAAAAATTCCTTCATGATTGAAGAAAGGAATCGTCATCGTTTTCTACCGCTTCTTGCACTTGTTGCTTATTACCGATGCCCGTGATTGCATAAATCCGTTCGGCGATTTCATCCACCAGTTTTGGTGGGAATTCATTTTCCACAACCTGTTCTGTAATCATCGGGTCAACCGTTCCGTATGCCACCGCTTTAATGGCCGCCCGTTTCCGGCCGCGCAGGTTGGCCTTCGTATCGAATTGGATCGTTTGCGCCATCTTGCCTTTTAGTGTTGGCGTTCCTTTTACGGCCACACCTTCTTGTAAGAGTTCTTCAATTTCCATCGCTTCTTTGTTGTTCAGTGGCCGAATATCCACCTCAAATTCTTCTCCGTTCCATGTCACGATCATCGTTTCTTGGTATGCTGTTCCATTCAATACACCGGCAGTCAATTTTCTAGCCATTCGTTTTCCCTCCAATTTTCGTGTGTTTTCATTCTGCTAAAAAAACAGATGAGGATAAGCATTTCGCCTATCCTCATGCGACTGTATATGATTCCTTATCGTTCGTTAACGATATTTGAATAGGTCCTGTGCCTGTCGATTGGTCAAACAAGGCTCGCGCTGTCACGGTTTGGACAATGCCTTCCCGGCCTTCGACCGGCTGACTCGATGCCGTATAAATCAGCCGAGGGAAAATGATGTCCAAATTGCTTCCTAAATGCAGCGCGTAGCTGAATTCTTGCAGCGTGGTAGTGCTTGGACCGTCTGAACCGCCCCAAAAGGCGATCAGCTCCTTGTCGCTGTCGAATCCGAGAGCGACCTCTAACGTGACTACCATCGAACCCATGAACGCTTTTTTCGGGAAACGTGACCCGAATCCTTGAGAGTTCTCAATGTTCGCGCCTGTTTCTACGGTCAATGACAGGCTGTTTACAGACGCGCTCATGTCCGTCCCGTTCTTTTCAAGTGACGCCATCGGTGCCGTAAAGACGTTGCCCTCGGTAAATTGAATATTAGACGCCAATGGCGCTCGCTTATCCGATGCTCCTAACGTATTGACAGTTAGCAACGCCCATTCATTCTCGATCTCTAATTCAAGCGACTCAATCACGTTGCCAAGAAAGACATGCTCCATAATGTCCTTCCCAACCTTGGCTGAAAACGAAGGCATCAGCGCACTGCGGGCAGGATAGAATGTGTGCGTATAGCCGGTCGTGGCGTCCCCTGTCACTTCATAACCTCCTAACGCCCACTTCCAAAACCAGCCGGTTGCCTTGTCGTCAAGTGGCAACGTAATCGCGCCGCCTGTCGAGTACACACCCAATTGCGCCACACGATCCAAGCCGGAAATGCCCTCGTAAATCAGCTTGTCATCTTCGGCCGGTTCGATGGAAACACTTTCGGGGTCGAGCGTTTCCGCATATTGCGCCGCTTCCACACCGAATTCCGTTTCCTCGCCGATCATCAAGTAGCGCGTAATCGCCATGCGTCGTCACCTCACTCTTTAACGGTCTTGAGCGGAGCAGGCGTTAGGGTGGCGGCATAGTCCGTATCCGCCGTTCCGGCATCCGCGTCAAGTTTTTGCAACAAGGCGATTTGCTTGTTCCGCAGTTCATTCAAGTCGTCAATCAAGTCATAAAAAATCGCCGGCAATTGAGCAATGCCAGCGCCGCCTTCGCCTTTTCCGATGTGTTTTGGCACTTTCGCCATGCTATTCCCTCCGTTTCACTCGAAAGTCAAATTGAACCGCAGACCAACACACCTGCGTGTTATTGCCCATCTCGTAGGCAGGGTCGATTTGCGTTGGGCGAACATCCGATACAGTGCCGCCTAGCGTCCGGTCTTGCATCAGTACGTCATAGACCGTCAACGCCAAGTCGTGTGCTTTCTCAAGCGCTTGTTCGGGGTCATTCACCTTGACAAGAACGACAAAGTTGAATCGTATGTCATGGTCGGCTGTATGGCCACCAAACAAATTAGGGGCATACGGCTCCGGAACAATCCAAATGGCAGGCGTTTGCAACGTTCCGACTCTCACCTTTTCCCCATACACAATCCGTTTGATTTCTTCTAGCTCCGGCGCTTGCTCCAATACTTCCCGAATCTTCGCCCGAATCGCCTTGTGAATGTCTTTAAGAGGCTTTCTTTGAATCATATCAATTTCACTTCCCTCAACGCCTGTTCAATGAAATCGTCAATCCGCCGCTCGGCTGCGGAAATTGATCTCTCGATGAAACGTTTCGGCTTGATTCCAGGGTGATTGACCTTTTTGGCAAAGACCACTTCCCCGTTCACTTCAAACCGCAACGCTTTCGCCCTACGCGGATAGATTTCGTATGGTCCAGAACCATAGTTTTGCACGAGCGCATATTCCACGTTCGTGCCGACCGTATAGAACCGCGCATTTCGCTTTTGCAACTTCCATGATCCGGCCAAACGTCCATGGTCTTGCGGCGAAAACTCCATTAGGTTGCCCCACACTTCAAGCGCGGTCAGCTCGGTCGCACGGTTTAGCGCCGCTCTCATGCGGGGGATTAAGCGCCGTAAATCATCCCTATTGATTTCAGCATCAAACATCTTCATCACGCCTCTACATATTCGTCCGATGATAGAAAGACATCGATGTCTTGTCTCATAAACGGCCGCAATTCTGTTCCCAAATCCTTTGTCACATCCGATGTGTTCAAAATGGAGACGGCAAAATCGTCAATTTGAATAATCGGGCTGGACCGCTGCTGTTGGGCGACCGCTACCACTTTGGCGACCGTCCGTACTAAAACGTCTTGAATCGCCAAGTAGTCGTCATCCGTTTCAAGAACGGTTCGTTTGAGCCTAGCATGGATATGTGACGCGATCCGCTCAATCCATGTCGACAACAAACCATCCAGTGCCGCTTCGGGATCAGTCGCATTCGGGAAACGGAAATACTCCGCAGAAACGCCCGTCAAATCCCGAACGTCCTGCGGAGTCACGACTTCCGTCACCGGCCTTTCGAATAATGGCATGTGTCATCACGCTTCTTTCAATGATTCGAGCTTGTCGATCAATGTCGAACGTTTTTTGCCTGCTTTCTCTTGGGACAACGCTTCGTCAACAGAAATCTTGCCCTCCTTGACCGCTTCGAGCACCTCGTCAATGGTCATGCTTTGCACGTCCAATGAAGGTGCGTCGGTCTTGGCACTTTCATGACGATGTTCTGTTTCGCTTTTGTCGCCTTCATTCACAATCTCCACTTCAAAGTCCCGAACCGCCTTCACGGTTAGATATTCGCGATTTCCGACTGTGATTTCGACCGGTTGGTTAGGCGGGAACTCGACACCAAGACGGTATCGAGTTTTCCGCCCTTTATTCACGACTCGCAAGGTTTTCATCCATCCTCACCTCATCAGCCCGTATAGCCTTGCCCAACGACAGCGGCGTTCTCATCCTCAAAGTTGCAGTCAACACGTAACGTCGTAACGAAGTCCGTACGCCGTGCCTTCGGTTGACGATCCGGTTCGATGCGGATGTCGCGGTAAATGCCGTAAACAAGGTTCGCCGGATTGACCAAAAGCGCCGTTCCGGCAGGCATGTTCGCCGAATCGACCACCGGAATGCCCTTATAGGCCAACTGTGTCGCAGTCGTTTGCGCCGTATCGCCAAGACCCGTACCACGCGCGCGGAGAACATCGCGGTAGGCGTCTTCAATGTCCCAGTGCACATAGAAACGCCATTGCGAGCGGTCGCGCAGGTATTTCTTCGGTACCGCATGGATCATGGCGTCAAACATCGCTTCGACGTTCGTCGGGTCAAAGTCAGTCGTGCCTTGAACAAGGTTGGCCGCCTTCTTGAGCCACCCGTCTGTTTTCGCCAAGAACGGATCGCTGCTCGCTTTGTCGCCGTTAAGGAACAATTCTTCGAGGTCAACGCCAACACGTTCAGCGATCAATTGAATCAGCGTATCCTCGAATCCTTCGCGTTCGATGTTATCCTCAAGGGTCGAATCCGTGATCCCCGAAACGCCGATCACTTCGACCGACTCCAATTTATTCGTGCTGAATTCCGGCTTCGCTTCTCCAGTCGGTGCTTCTCCTTCCGTTGCCGCCTGCAAGATGCGCGAACCGAATGCGATGCGGTCAATATCGTGCGTATGGCTCGTCATATCAATTCGGCGCGCTTCGTCCAAAATGCGCGTCGCTTGGGAGACCGTCCGCACGAAAAGCTGTTGTTTCGCAGGCGCTAAACGAGACGCGCCAAGGTCGGTCGTCGTAATGGCTTTTAAGACGTTTTCCAATTTTCCAAGAAGCATGTCGTTCGTCATCATATATTCAACACTCCCTTTCTATTTTTTGTCCGACATTTATTTGCGCTTGAACCCAAACGGATCACGGTCGTATTCGTCTTGCGGCTTCGATTTTTCCACTCCGTCTTGTCCCGTCAGACGTTTCGAGAACGGGATTTTCCGCTTGAGTTCGTCAAGCTGTTTGACGACTTGTTCGTATTTCTCTTTGTAACTGTCGTCTTCGCTTTTGGTAGCGGCTTCGTCTTGGAGGCCTTCCTCTTCATTTTGCGGTTCTTGTGGCTCGTGATCCGTCGCTGCTCCTTTCAGCGTGCTCATGATTTCCGATAGCTTGTCATTTACGGGTTTCAACGAATCATCGATCATTTTTTGAACGTCCTCGACTTTCACTTCGTCATCACCTTCTTTCGATTTGTTCGCTCGTTCTTCTTCGGCAATCCGCAACAGTTCGTCAATGACTTCCTTCGCGGCTTTCAGCTTTTCATAGTTCGCATCGGAAATTTTTCGCCCTGCTTTTTCGGATGGTTTTAACCCTAGCTTTTCTTTGAATCTATCGAAAAGGCTCTTATTCGTCCGCTGTGGGCTTGTTTCTTCGTTCGAAAGGGTTACCCCTTTCCCGTCACTTTGCTCGTCTCCTAAAGCCGCCTGCGCGGCCACAGCGACACTTTGCGGCGAAGGGGATTCAACAGGGACGATGTTCTCCACGATGCGAACCTCTTGCAGGTCGCTGACAAACTCGACATCCCCTTGTTCGTTGATCGTGTAGCCGATTTGGAAGAATCGTTTTTTGCCGCTCGCCAAATCATCAACGCGGATCACAACGGAATCTTCGAAAATGGAATAGACATACGAATCAAACGCGCCGTTATCGAATGTCTGATAGACTTTTTCGCGCAACAGCTCGCTGATATATTCAAACGAACCTTGAATCGCCTTTTTCACCGCTTCTTCTCGGCTTTCTTTGCTCTTGATCGCGATGAACTTGGCTTTCGGGACAGCAGGCTCGTCGACAAGGGAAACGGCATTAACCACCCAATCGCCTGCGGAACGTTCCAAGTCGGCCAGTGTTGTTCGTTTCAGTGCCTCTTTCGATTTCAGCGCCACTTTTGGGACGCCCATAATCGAAAATCCAGTCAGTTTCCCTTCCTTCACCGCCTGCCATACGTCCTCATCCTGAACGCGCACACCCATCATCCAACTTCCTTTCGGAACAGTCAATTCGTCGTCAATCTTCCAATCAAACGGCAAGATGTACGATTCCACCACCTTTCCGACATTGTTCAGCGTATGTTGTAAGTCGATGTTGCCGTATTGCTCTAAAAACTTGTGCGCCACTTCTTCAATCTTTTCAGCGGATACGACATCGCCGTCGCTGTCCGGCTCGTTCGGCACAAGAACAGGGCCGAACACGATCCGCTTCTCCTCGTTCTTGTACGTGACTGGCGCGGTCAGTTCGTGCTTCATTCTCTCACTCCTTTCTGTTCGGAATCGCTTCATGAAACGAGCCACGCCTAGAATGAAATCACCCCCTTTACGGATAGTAAGGCGTTCTGACGATTTGCTCGCCCTTTTTCGGGATATATGGACGGCATCGGCATCGGCAGTTGATCCATTCCTCGATGGGACCGGATCGGTCTAGCGGATGCATCAGCCCATTGGAGAAACGTTCATCCATCCGAACCACCTGTCCGTGCAGGGAATAATGATCGGCGCGGTCTTTCGGGTTTCTTCCCCTCACTCGGCTGTCTCTGACCGTCAGCCACTGCTTATACCTGACGTTGTAATCTTGCATGGTTTGGAAAATGCCGATGTTTTGCGCTCCCTGCACTTCGGTTCTCGCGATCGTTTGCAGTCGATGATCGCGCAAGTCTTTAAAATCGGCGCGCAAATCCACAGCGATGTCGTCAATCCCTTTTCCTTCTTCATAGCCGCGAATCAGCGTAGCGCGGAAATCGCCTTTAATTCGCCGGAATGTATCCTCCGAAAACACATAAACGCGCTCTCGCAACTCTTCGAGAACGCGTTCGCTAAATTCAGTGAAAATCACTTCCAAGCCCTGTTCGAGAATGTCCTCGAACGTCAATTGCCGCGCCACAACCGCACTTTCGACAGCCGCATCGGCGATCTCTTCCTCCATGTCTGCGAAAATCGGGTCTAAAATCTCGGCAATAAATGATTCCTGTTCGAGAATCGACAACGGAATATAGCCAAGCTCCCGCAACCGCTGAATGAACAGACTCTCAAGCCCGACTTGTAACCGGACAAGACGCTGAGCAAGGCGTTCCTCGATTTCGGAAATGCGCTCGTCCTGCTCTTTAAACGCAGGAAGCGCGCCGTGCTCAACAAGGAATGACACAAGCTCGCGATCCATGTCCAACAGCTTGCACACCTTACACATGCTTGCCGCCTTCTTTCGTAGCAATATCAATCAGTTTGGCGTGCAACTGTTTCAGCGAGTCCAATACCGCACTCGTATCCGCTTGCTGTAGTGCGTCAAGTGGTTGCCCGAAAAGGTAATGTCTATCTAGGTTCGGATTGTCAATCGGCTCCTTGCCTAACTCCCGCAAAATCATGTTTTGCGTGTACGCGCCAATGTCGAACAAGAAGCGCAGCTCCTCGATCTTCGCCTGCGTGTCCTTCGTGTCAATGTCGTTGAAACGGAAACGCCAGTCGGTGATTCCTAGCCCGATGGATAGCAATCGGTTCATCACATTTTCAAGCATATCTTGTCTCGGCTCAATGACCGATTGCTTGTAGATTTCCGTTGACTCCCTCGCCGTTGAGCCGCCAAGCGACCCCTCGACGACAATCCCAGCGCGATAAGGCGGAACGCCATGCGCGGACAAGACTTCATCACGGTTATCAGTCCTCAACATTCGGAAACTTGCTTCCTTCGTCTCTACAGACAACGCTTGGAACTTGATTTCGACCGGCGTGGTTGAGTAATCCCCTTGCCCTTTTTGCGCTGTCACCACGAGCGTTGAATGCCGATTTTTCTTGATGTCCTGTTGAAAGTATCGTCGGATCAATTGCTTCGTTTGCTCGTCGAGTTCCGCTCCTGTCACCGTCACGACATACGCTGGAACGGCGTGATTTTCAAAGAAACTGATGTTGTACTCCGCCCGCTCCCGGTCGGAAATAATCGCGCTTAGCGCGGGCAAAATGTCCGGCAAGCCGTAATAGTCACTCCGGCTCGTATAATTGTGGACGTGAATGATTTCTGTTGCCCGTCGTTCGATCGGAATTGAACCGGCAGGCGCGATTTCGCCCGTCACGTAGTCCACGTCATTTTCAAAGCCAAACCGCTTGAACCATACCTTCTTCACGCCGCGAATTTGGCAATATCGGTTCATATCCTGATGAACGCGAACCGTATGCGCCGGAATATGCTCCAGACCGACAAGCGTGCCGTCTTCGGCTCGGATGACCTCATAATATCCGTTCCCAATGGAATCGTAGTCCACCATCACGTTGTTATTGATGTCGGTCAGCGTCTTGTACGGGTTCGGGTTCTCTAAAAACTGCATGGCGATTTCGCGCTGCTGTTCGCTTGGGTTGTTCGTTTTCGCTTCAAGATACCATCCTAGCCCTGCAGTATCCCGCGCCTTCGTTTTAACCGCTCGATAATGGTACGGGTTGATTTCGAGCAATTGTGCCAGTGCTTCAAAATTGTAAAGAGGTTCGACAAGCCCCAATTCCCCATACTGGCCGTCAAAACGGTCGCTTGGAATGACTCTCGACTCGCCCGATTGTTTGATCGCGTAGCGTTCGAGCGTGCTTTCCTCGATGATTTCCCCATCACTAAGAACGAACGCCTTAGCCACTGGCTTTTGCTGCATACTGCTTCCCTCCCTTCGTTAGAAGACGTCCACTTTGATTGTGCCTTTCGTTCCCGATCTGTTGAGGTACTGCAACGCTTGTGATGTCGCGTCCACTTGGTCATCTGTTGGCGCGTTCGGGAACGCGACCAATTCCTCGACATAATCATGCACCCACGGCGCGATGCTTGGGTGTGGAATATAGACGTTCCCGGCTTCAAATTGGGGTGATACGGCGTTCAGGCGTTCAACCTTCGTGCCGCTTGGCATCACTGGCAACATGCCGCTGACTTGATTTCGCAACGTATTGATGATGGCCGTGCCGTTGGCTCGATCTTCAATGAGCTTCGCTTGCGCTTGTGGCCATTTTGATGTCAATGAAATAATCGCGCGAATGGACTCTGTGAAAGACAGCTTCGCGCGCACTTGGTCAAGCAGGTATTTGTTTGCTCCCTTTCTGCCCCATACCTGTCCAACGACAAACGACCCGTCGTCCGTGTCCTTGAAAGCAAAGTCCCACGATTGAATGTATTCGTCCATTTGTGCAGGAGCTTCCCTGTAATATTTGAACCACGAGCGATGAATAATCGCGCCGCTTGGCGGCGTTGGACGCTGTTGGTAGAGCGCGTTCCATGTTCGGGAACCGACCGTCTTTTTCGTTTCTTCCGCCCATTTCTCGTCAAATCCGTACTCCGGCCACAGCGGCTCGCCGATTTTCCGTCCCAACAAGTCGTTTTCGGAATCGCAAATCGCAGGAAGCGAAAGCACCGTCCACCGCTCCGGCTCGTGTTCGAGCAGTCGTCCTGCAAGGTCGTCTTCATGCCACCGCGTCAAAATCAGAATCACCCGCCCACCGGGTTGCAAACGGGTGGATAGCGTGTTTTGCCACTCATTCCACAGCATGTTTCGATACGTGAGCGAATCCGCCTCTTTGCGGTTTTTGATCGGGTCGTCGATGATGAGCAAGTCCGCACCTTGCCCTGTGATCCCGCCGCCAATCCCGACCGAAATCATCCCGCCGCGGTACCCTTCGACGTCCCAACTCGTCACCGAATTAACGTCTCTTGAAAGACGGATGCCAAACAATTCCTCGCCAAACAGTTCGATCTTTTGGCGGTTGGCCTTCCCGAACCGCCTTGCCAATGAATCGCCATAGGAGACTTCGATGACTCGCCTGTTTGGATTGCGCCCGATAAACCATGATGGGAACGTCTCTGTAACGGTCATGGACTTGGAATGACGCGGCGGCATGAATATCATGAGACGGTCGATTTCGCCCCGTTCCACTCTCGTGAGATAATCGCAAATTAAATCCGAATGTCGGGACGGGCGATAGCGCCCAAAATGGGTGTATTCCAAATAGACCGAGTAATCTTCTTTGGCCAACTCTTTTTCGAGCGTATCTAAATTATTCAGAATCTCGCTTATTAGCATTGCGCTTTCGGATAAGTCGCTTGATAAGCTCCCTTGCTTCTTCGTCTTCGAGAAGTTCACTGACGATGTTGTGCTCCACTCTGATTTCGTATTGCCCATGATTCGCCACCTGCCCCGAGTGGTTCAAGTCTGCTGTCAGTCGCTCTTTGCGCCCCCACCGTTCGGGGAACTTTCGCTCAAGACGCCATGCGGCCGCCTGCCAATTTTCTTCCGCCGCCTTGCCGATGATCGCTACATCTCGTATCTCCGCTTGCGCCAGTGCCTTTTCTACTGCGTTGGATAACTCGACAAACGGCTGTTCGCTTTTCTTCGGCCGCGCATTCGTGTTCTTCGCTAGACGTTCTTTCTCCCGCGCGCCGCGTTTTAGCCAATCATAAAATGTTGTTTTGTTGATTCCCACATAAGCACAAGCCGTTTCAATGTAGTTTCCTGCCCGAATCACTTTCACGAGTTCTTCCTGCAATTCGGGAGTAAGCTTCGTCGGTCTTCCTCCTGCTCCTCGTTTCTTTGCCATCGCCGACACCTCTACATTTCCATATACACTCGTGCCTTGCTGTATTGTTGCTGATGTTGCGTGAGAATCTCTAAAAATTCCTCTCGGCTGAAACGCGATAAACGAAATACTTCTTCCGGTTTCATGCCAAGCTGTTTGCTGATCTCTTGAATCGTTTTTCCGCTGTCGAGCAATTCTTGGACGATCTTTTTCATCGGCTCAAGCAGATGCGTGCCCCGTGCGCGGTTATGGGTGATCGTGCCGTACATATCCGCCGCTCGGTCGCCTTGATGGTCGACAATCACAACCGGAACGACACCGCCTAGACGGTCATGGAGTTCGGGATCACCCGATACAGCCCAGCGATGGAATCCGTCGATAATCGTATAATCCGGCCGGACGACAATGGGAAGCGTCCACCCGTTCATGAGGATCGATTGCTTTAACAGTCGTAAATTCTCTTTTGTAACACGGTTTGGGTTGTAATCATTCGCCCGTAACTTCTCACGCGGCACGAATTGCAATCTTTTCAGCGGTGCCAGTAAATCTTTCATCCCTTCGCTCATCGTTATGTCTCCCTTCTTGCCTTCGAATAAATATTCTGAATCACCGCTCGCAACATTCTTCGTTTTGGATCACCCGTTATCAACGCCTCATAGATTTTCTGCCATTCCCGTTCCTGAATCAGTGGCGCGGCTTTTATGCAAAGCTTTTTATACGACATGGCGATTTTTCGTTCATGCTCTGTACGAAAATTCGCCCGAACGTTCGATAGTATCTTGAGCACTTCCCTTTTGTAATCTTTCTTTTCCTCTCCGCCCTCTTTTTGCAACTGCCGACGCGTTTGTGACGAACGCCGGAACATTTCCGTATCCCAATATAGTGAGACAAGATAAGCGTTCGGTTCTCGTCTTGTTACTCTCTCCATTAAGTCGGGGTAAAACTCATTTAATTTGACAAGCTGTTTGGCCGTGTCGATGCTGAAAAATTGCGAGACACGCAGGTCTTTTTTTGAAGCGCCTGCTTGCCACATATACATGTAAATCTCGGGAATCTCAATGTGATGGTTTTTAATGAATAGCCACACGTCGTTGTCTGTCCAATCATAAATCGGATAGCATTTGCCGCCTAATGTAACGTTGCCGATCTTGGCCATGTATTTTTTGCGTTGAATGCTTTCTTCGGCTCTAGCCGCGATAATGGTGATCCCGTCCGCTTCTATGCGTTCGAGAAACTGTTGGTACGTGTCCTTGCGTTCTTTTAGTAGCGGATGAGAAGAAACGGAAAAACTTGGCTTAGGACGCACCCATACGTCTTTCTTTTCTTCATCCCAACAAATGAAACTCTCATCATCTTGCAACGAGTTAAGGCAATTGAAATGACGAACTTGGATGCAAAACCATGTAAATGTCGCCCCAGCCATCAGAAACTTTTTCCGCCATTTCTTGACCGTTTCCTCGATGCAAGGAAAAATCGCCTCTTCATCAATGAAATGGATATGAAGCAACGATGGATCGATCCGCCGCTTTTGAATTAAGTCAAGTAAGATATAGGCAAGGCATAACGAATCCTTGCCACCGCTGAATGAAAAGTAAATCTTGACCCCATTTGAAAACAGGTTTTCGATTCGTTTATATGCCGCTTCGACGACGGTATATTTCGACTCTTTTGTAACAATCATGATTTCTCACCGTCCCTAAAGAGGAAGCGAGAATGTTTCCCCACAGTGGGGGCAAGTAATGGTGCGCGTCGCCGAATTGTCCGTCTGCGGCTCGTTATCGCGAACCGCATCGATTGGTGCCGATGGTACATAAGCGTTCGACGATTCGACGCTCGGTTCGGTTGTCGGGTTAGTAGGCTGAACCGCCTGCATTTCACTCATTGCTTGCCGTTGAGTTTTCTCTCGGCGTTTAAAGGTCTCGATTGTATCTTCATCAAGTATGCCAAAACGTTCAATTTCCCCCTCAATTTCTTCTTCACTTGCCATCAGTTCGCGGAGAAAATCCTCATCGTAGCCTGGAATGTCGAAGTCGTCAATCTCGGATAACAATTCCAAAATCACATCGCTATTGTCAAAGCCAAGCGAATAGATTTGATTGTCAGCAATCATTAGTTTTTTCTTCTTGTTCTCTGATAGGTTCGTATAGCGTAGCGCTTTAACCTCTTGCACCCCGTACTCTCGCAGTGCCTCGACGAATCCGTTCCCGACTAAAATCATGTTATTCTCATCGACAACCACAGGGCGATATTGCCCGAATTGCTTATAGCTGCGATATAATTCCTGCAGTTGTCGCTTCGTATGAACCCGTACATTCTTTTCAGGGTGTTTTAACTCATCAATACGCACGATTTCAATATTCAAAGCTCTCAATCCCTTCCTTTTGTAGTTTTGCTCCTTCGAATGGCCTCAAGTCTGTGTCTGGTTTCTCGCCATTGAAGCCAAATACTCCACACATCAATACACTTCCTCCTGCAAAAAATCTCGCGCGGACGGAATCAGTTCGGCAGCTTCATAGACAATGGTTGGATCAATCACATACACTTCACGCCAGCCGTTGCGAATAGAGCCCGTATATTGACGGGCTGGCCAACAGCCTGTTCCGACTTTGAAACCATTCGGCCAACTGTAAATCGGCGGCATGGGAAGATGATAATAATGAATCGCCGCCAAAATGTCCTCATGACGCCAATCTTTCAACGGGCTGTACCGCGTAATACCTTTGCGGTTGGTATATACCCCATCGGTGCCCGTGTAATTTCCGTCTGCCTTTCTTCGGCCAAGAAGAATCATATCCAGCCCATGCCTTTTGTAATAGATTTCTTGTCCTCTGTGCTGAACGATGCGAAACCACTTTGCCGCAGTATTCGCGTCTTGTGGAAATAACATGTCTAAGTTTTGAGATAACCATTTCAAATCTTGGCCTGTATTAACGATTTCTAATTGATACGGCTTATGATCCTCTACCCAATTCAAAAACGCCGGATATTCGAGATTATTCCTTACGAACACACACTCGGAAATACCGGCGTTCTCGGCGACTAATTGAAGGACAAGGGAATCTTTGCCGCCGCTCCAAGCGAAAGCGGCTGTTTTCCCTTTTGTTTTGGTTTTGATTTCCTCAATCGTTCGATCAATCAACCGGTCGATCTCTTGTTTGCTGACAATATTCTCAATGTTTTGTAGTGCTTCGAGCCAGTCCTCGTTCCTTTGCGACTGTTTCTTTTTAAGCATGACGTCTCCACCTCGTTAACGTCAGCGCCACCGCTCCGGCAAGAACGAGAATTAGAATGTTCCCCGCCAGACTGACAGTCGTGTTTCCAATCATTTTGCCGTAAACAAACGTCGGAAAACCGATCAACATGGCTGCCAATACACCATAAAATGCACCACGCTCGGACAGTCGAACGTCCATCAGCGTGAGAATGGTGACGACTAATGTTGTGGATCGCAGTGCTCCGTAGAACAAGAAAAAGTCGACGATGGTCGCCGGAATATTTGAGCAAATAATCGCCGCAATAGTCATCACAACCATGCCAAGACGAAAATCTTTCATGGATGCGCCTTGCTTCATGTCATGAACAAGTGCAGAAACCGACGACAGGTTGCTGTCTACCGTCGATGCAAGACCGGAAATGAGCATAAACATAAACAAGACAATCGCCCAGTAAGGCAAGTATTCATTAACAATTTCGAAGTTGACCATCGCCGGATCACTAGCCCGAAACCCACTTCCATATGCCATGAATCCAATGGTACTCATCAAAAGAGGTACAGTCGCGAAGACGATGGCTCCCCAGAAGAATGCTTTGCCGACATCTTGTTCTCTAACGCTTAATGCCCGCTGCCAAAAATTTTGATCGCCAAACGGGCCGGAAAGCAGGCCGATGACAGTCGGAATGCCAAACGCCAACATAACTTCGATCCCGTGAGCGTCAAAGAATCCAATATCGCCCTGATTCTTCATGCCGCCCAATCCTTCTATAATGGAGTGAGCCCCCACCTCATCGGCTAACATAGGCACGATAACAACTAATCCACCGAAAATGAAAAGAAATTGCCAAAAATCAGTCGTGACTGACGAGACAATTCCACTGTGCAAAGAGTAGACTAGGATAAACAGGCCGAGAATAACCGTTGTCGCCCAAAATGGGATGCCAGTCATCGCATGAATTACTTTTCCTCCAGCTACTAGCTGAACAATCGTCGATAAAAACGCTAGGCCAGTTAGTTCGAATAAATAAATTCTCTTCACTCGTGGAGAATATACATGCTCCATATATTCGCTCAACGTATATCCTCTAGGCAACTTTTGGCGCAAACGTTTGGCAAACGGAATAAAAAGAATTAAGCAAAGTACATTCGGTACAAGAAACCACAACAGCCCAACCAATCCGTCAACATACGCTTTTTCACCAGACACAAAAAGCGCAGGTGCCCATATCCATGTTGCCGCAATCGACAATGCCATTCTCGGCCATGAAATGTTCCGGTTGCCCGCCAAAAAACTCTCCTTATCCCTCGCTTTGGGCTGAAAAAACGCAATCGCCCAGATAGCAAAGAAATAGGAGATTAGCATCAAAACGTTTCCCCAGTTCATAATGTTCTCCCCTTCGCTCTCTCTTTAGTACCAAGTCGGCTGTTCTTTTGAATGGCTTTTCAATACTCGTTTTTTAATCCGCAAACATCGTTGACAATAAAATAAGTCGATTCGCATCCACATCGGATCGCTTCCATCAGCGCCCCCGAATACTTGTTTTTTCGTTTCTAAATGATCATATTGGTGTAAACATCTTCTGTGTCGACGCCGTGATCCTTGCCCTTTTCCGCGTCCTTTTATATCTTCCGTCTTCATGCTTTTCCTCCTTCGCAAAATAAAAACCGCCTCTTTACGAAGCGGTCTTACAGCATTTTCTTCATGTTTAATAAAAGAAGCCGTCGCTCAATCAGCGACAGCCTCTTTGCGAGGAAGGGATTTGTTGGGCTCTTCTCGGTTAGTCTGCTCCACTCACGCGCATACATGGTAGAGGGTATTCATTTGTTCAGTATCATTTTATCACAAAAAAACGTGCCAAAACTGACATGTTTTTGACGTTTTATCGTTCTCCACTTTTAGTTATATAAATTGAAATAAAGGTTTTCTCCCGTTCCACGGCGAATAAATACAAAGAGAAAATAGGGGAACGGAGAGAAAATATGATGCCAAATCACAAAGACGAGATCGAAAAGTTGTCCACTGCCATGAAAGAAGCAAAAAGTAAACGAGCATATGAACGCTACCAAGCGATTTATCTTCATTTGCAGGGATATACCAAAGGAGAAATCGCAACGATTATTGGTCGATCCAAGAAAACTATTTATAACTATATTCATGCCTACGCCCAGCGCGGTCTTGATGGACTGGAGATGAAATACTCACCTGGCGCCCCACGTCGATTGACCCCTGAGCAGGAAAAAGAGCTGGCTTTGATCATTGAACATCAGCTCCCCGTAGATGTGGGATTCGAAGCAAAATATAATTGGACGCTTGCGATAATCGCTGAACTCATTCAACAAAAGTGGGGGCCAACATACACGCTTCGCGGAACAAGTGACATTCTGCATCGGTTAGGGCTAAGCTATACGAAACCGACCTATACACTAGCCAATGCCGATGAAGAGAAACAAAAAGAATTCGTCGAAATCACCTTCCCTGAAGTAAAAAAAAACTGGTAGATGGGAACATCGCCCATGTCCTCTTTCAAGATGAGTCGATGATTCGTGATTACCAAGCGATTCAAAAAACATGGTTTGTCAAAGGAAAACAACGAATCATTCCGACGTTTGGAAAACATCAAGGGCTGAAGCTGATTGGCACGTTGAACTACGAAACAGGGGAAGTGTTTTGCATCGAAGAAGAATGCTATGACGCGGAAACATTTCTTCGATTTCTTCAACTTGTGTTAGAACGCTATCCAACAGGCAAAATAGTGATGATTTTAGATAACGCTCGAATTCACCATGCCAAACTCATTCAGCCATTTTTAAAAGAACACGAAGATCGGTTAGAGCTCGTCTTTTTGCCACCATACAGTCCGCAATTGAACTTGATTGAAGGGCTATGGAAATGGCTGAAATCAGACGTGATTTACAACGTGTTCTATTCGAGTGTGCAAGAAATTAGAAAGAATGTCCAAGCCTTTATTCAGCGAATCAACCAGAAACCAGAACAAACGATCGATCGTTTGTGTGTTCAGTTGTAAATCTTTAATTCAACTTATATAGTTTCAAAACAGAATGGATTTTCCTACATTACTTTTTCGTCAAATTCCGACATCCGCACACACCGCACAAATGGACAGGAAACAAGATATGGCACTTGCCACTTTGCCCATATACAGTTTTTGCACTTGTGGCGTTCGTAGGCACGTTGGGCTTTTTCTTTGTCGCTGTATGGATACATAACCATAAACCTCACTTCATGATCTCACCGTAGCTTTCATTACATGAGCTTATTGTGCCCTATTTTTTCTTTCTAATTCATGGAAAATAAAAAACGCCACCCCGATCGGAGTGACGCTGATCCAACATATCTCACGCTATCATCATAGCACGTCCAAACAGAAATATCCTGTCATCTTTCTGTCATTTTTTCCACTACTTTTGTATATACACTATGAGTGCTTGTTTTTACTTAATCTTTCCTTGATACTGTTTCTTTCTACCCGCGATATAACATTATTATCTTCTGGTCTACTTATGACAATGTTAGATTTAAAAAACACTGTCATCAATATGCTAACAATCCTATAGGTAGACGGTACAAAAGCAACAGTAACAATACTCCAAACATAAAAAATAATATCTGTAGTTACAGATGATTTCGCTCTTAATACATGCATCGTACATGAAAGGAAAACAACTAAAAACCCAATAGTAAACGCCTCATTAAAATAATATTTAAGGGTAAACCTTTCCTTGCTTTCAAAGATAGTGCTGACAATATCACTATTTTTAATGCTTACTAATATTCCCAACAAAGCACCCAAAAAACCAACTACAATTGAACTAAAGGTAATAGCTCCGTCTAAAACCTTATCAAAGTTCGATACTCTATAATCAAATCCAAATTTTATTAGAAAAAAAACAACTATCTGGGCTATTAGTAAGGGAACAAAATAGTGAATGATTTTTGTCAGCCTATCCATATATCATTTTCCTTTCACATAAGATTTTAACTCCTTAAATAAGAATTAATATCTCTTTGTCTATTATTACATCCTTGTTTTGGACTGTAAATAGACCACATTTCTCCTGCTACAGTGTAATGATTTAAAGACGCTCTCCTTTCCATTCTAAATGTCGCAAAATCATGAGCCTTATGAGCGAATAGGTCAACTAGCTCAACTTTAGCATCATCGTCATCTTTTTTGGCAATTTCGGCTTTAGAAAATAAATGTGGGTTTTCTTCAATATCAAGCAGGGTATCTCGAATAGTTTGTTCATCTAATGAAGCATCTTTATTATTACCAACCGTAATAATAACTTGTGCATTTATGCCCTGATACTCTCCGAATGAAGATACAATATTTCTTAATGGCGATCTTAATCGCTGTAATAAATTCGGGTTGTTTTTTATATTTATATCCGCAAAACGGAGATTTATTCTTCTGTACTCTCCAGCTCTTCTTGCTAACTCAAACACATTAGGTGGGCAAATCGGTCTTAAATAAATCGTTTCTTCTTCATTATCCCACACTAAGTTTAAGTATTCTTCTATTCCTTCAGGACCTAAGCTATACTTATTTCGCTGTAACATTAATACATGGTTAGATTCATCATATAAGGCAGACACTTCTTCACCTAAATACTCGTCATCTTGGAGTTCAAAAGGTTCAACTTGGCTATCAGCCTTTGCTTTAGAAGGGATATTCGTATCCCGTAATCGAACAAAATGTAAAAAATAAAACTCCAAGTCTGGGTCCCAGTATGCATTGTCTAAACGTGCTTGCTCTGAACGGTAATCAAATGTTCGTCCTTCTAAAGAGAGAGACATAGCTTTATCCATCCATTTTTCCAAATCAAAAAGTCTGTCCCTCACTGTTCCGTTATCTGTTCTTCTTCTGTAAACAACCTGATAATATTCAAAACGAACTTTTCTGTATGACATTATGTATCCCTCCTATTACAATTTTTATCAACAAACGACATATTTTCTATAATTATTGTTCGACATTTTTTTACATGAAGAACAAATAAAAAGACACCTACACAGGTTCCTCTTCTTTGTACACTTCGATTCGTAGCGTGAAGGCCAGCTTGTAGAATGCCTTCTCACGGATGCGGTAAAACTTCGATTCGCTGATCCCCATTTCGTTATATACCTCGTAATCATAAGGCTCTTCCAGCGTCATATATCGCTTAATAATCAATTCCCGTTCCATTTTGTTCAGTCGATTCACCGCGCGGCGTATTCTTTCCATGTATTCGTCGCGCTCGCGCTCAAAATCTACTTTTCTGATTGCCGCACTCTCGGTCGACGAGTGAAACGCGTTCGTCTGCGACGGCGGCACAAGCGAGTAGGTTTGCGTCACACGCGGGAGATAGTCATCTGGCACGGTCAGTATATACATCCGATATTTCTCAAGGGCTGCCTCCACAGCCTCTTTGGTCTTCTCTCCATCCACATCTCGAAGGAATGACATCTGTCTATACTTTATCACTCGGCCCCCTCCTGTGGCACAGTTGTTATTGTGTGCAAATTGCTCCTTTTTATCCAGAACGGGGAAAAGCTCGGTCTTTTTCTTTACGCCTCATTATATTCCCCACAATAAAATAGGTTCAATTTCCTACAAAACCAATCTTCATTAAGATAATAGTATTATTTTCTGGTGTTAAATTAGCTATTAAACTGCTAACATAATTTTTGTGCATCGACAACATTCGACAGTTTGCCAAAACGGGGGGGATTACAATGCCAAAAGCAACAGTCCTCATTGCCGATGATTCTATGTTTATGAGGAACTTAATCAAAGACCTTCTATCTCGTCATGGTTATCAAGTTATCGCCGAGGCGCCCGATGGTTACGATGCAGTAGCTCTTTATGAAGAAAAACGTCCTGACATTGCGATTTTAGACCTCATTATGCCTAAGATGAATGGCCTGCATGCCCTAAAGCAAATCCTACTAATCGATCCCAACGCTAAAGTGATTATGTGTTCCTCAATGGGGCAAAAATATCTTACCATTGAGGCACTTCAAATTGGAGCCAAAGATTTTATTGTTAAACCTTATATAAATGAATTAGTTCTCTCACTAAACAAATTATGTAGTTAATCATGATTATAGATACTCCTCGTCCACTCTGAATTGTCTAGATTTTCCCCCCTTCCTTTCTTCTATTTTCTCCATGAATGTACTTCGCGTACAACAACAATCACCATAAATATTAAAGAAGCCGTCGCTTAATAAACGACAGCTTTTTGGCGAAGAAATTGATGGGTTTCTTCTCCGTCAGTCTAATCCACTCTCCTACATATTATGAGAGAGTATTTTTGGAGCGTTTTCCTCAAGCTTTTACGAACCCACCTCTCCCAACAATTTCGCAATATCATAAATGATTTGATCTCTCCATCTGTACAATTGACGCACACTCACCCCGATCTCTCTAGCAACCTGCTCCCACGTATACGATTTTCCCGACCAATATTTCAACTGCACCGCTTTTTGTTTCTCCGGTGAAAGCGACCTGTATACTGTTTGAATCGCATGAACGATCTGCTCCAAACGCTCCAAACGTCGATGGGTAATCAGTTCAATTGTGCGACGTTCGGTTGGCCGCGAAGGGAGATTACCACGCCCTCCACCGACATTCTCATCGTAACTCACCCGACCGAACAGAATATCCTTCTTCAAGCGTTGAATGTCGCGCACATATTCGAAATAGTAATAGAGATTATGTTCAATATATTGAGCAATACCTTTTTCGATTTTTACTGCGGTCATGGGATGCCCTCCTTCTCATATGGAAATAGGAGCTTTACCTCCTATTCCTCTGTCGTTATGGACTTAATCATGTCTTTGATCGCGTTTGCGGCTCGCTCGTATGTTCCGGCAATCCCACGCCATGTGATGAAGTCCCCTTCATATTGGCCGGCTATTTTCAACTGTGCTCCCTTGGCGATCCGGCTATAATGTTGGGCGTCGGTCGCTGATGACTTTTCGCGCTCCTTGCGATAATGTTGGCCTTGTGCAATTTCCGCCATCCCTTCATGATATTTTGCGCGTTTCTTGTACCATCCGGCGATTTGCCACGCCACTTGCTCAAGTTTGGTATAGAGATATTCCATTCTCGATAGCTCATATGGCGTCAGCTCATCCATCCGCTCTTCGTAAAAGCAAATCTGCTGGATATAGCGGCCATGCAATCGCGTATATTCTTCGAACTCCTTATCCGTCGCTTCGTTCATCGTGCTCCCCCTTTATTTCAACTTCAAAATTTTGTCCAATACTTCCTTCTGTGCTTGAATGAGTTTCGTTTCGGTTTTGGCTGCCCTAGCGATTTGCGCCAATACGAACGCATCTATAACGTTATTCGAGTCGCTTTCAAATCCCCATCGTTTGTACACCTCAAGCACAACCTTCTCTTTATTTGCATTTCCTTTCGCTCCGGCAAACTTCTTCACAAGGGACGGGGCGACATCGATATATGGAACGCCTCGTCTGTACAGTTCCATCCGCATCCCCCATCCGATGCCGCCTAAAAGGAATCCACGCTGACTCGCATACCCGAATCCTTCGATCGCTACAAAGTCATCCGGCTGAACATAATAAGTGACCTCTTGGATCAACGCATTCATACGTGCAGGATCGCTTCCGTCTTTCGAAATCTCTTTCGCTTCAATGATTTTTCCCTGACCGCTTAAGATGACCAATCCCGTGTGTAAAGACGGGTCAATGCCAACGAATCTCATAGGCGCACCTCGTTTAATATCCACGTTTTTGGCGCTCATGATTAATTCGGTTCTTCTTTCTGTACGCATCGACAATTTGCTCTTCCGAAAACCCTAGTTTTTCTCCTAATCCGATGAACATACGAACGATATTTTCATAGGCTTCCTCGACTTCGGTATCTGTTGTAACTTCATGGAGCGTTACGCTGTCGTATAGGCGCCCGATTTCAAAGAATAGATAATTGAATTGCTGAATCGTCGTTTCATAGCAAATTGACGTCAGTTCATCCGGCAGGCCTAGTCGAATTGGCACCAATTGTCCGTAGCGTTCCGATTCCTCAAGACCGATAGAAAGGACAAAATGCAATCCATCGACATATTCCTCAAGAAGTTGGTCGGTTCTTGGCTTGCGATCATTCGACCAAAACTTGAATTGCCGCCATTCGTTCGCGATCTCCCCAAGCTCCGTTTGCAACGCCAAAATCTTTTCTTCCAACCGTTTTTCGCCTTCTTTGCGTGGGTGAATCTTCTCAATATGCGCATCCAATTCTCCTTGTACCTCAAAAAGTTCACGTAGTTCCATGCTTCTTTTCCCCCTCGATTATTCATCCCGCTTCGCTCGCTCAACTGCCAAAATCCATTTCAGTTCCTCGTAATCGAATTCGTCTATTCGCTGCCCTTTAAATTCATTGATCCCCATTTGCCGCAACTGCTGGATCGCGTTGTGCCTCTTCATCTCCCTTTCGACTTCTGATTTTTGAAAATAGCGGTAGAGTGAACCCATTTTCGTTCCCTCCATCAATCAATATCAAATCGGCTTTCCACAGGAGCGATAAGTTCCAATTCGAACAAATCGACTGGCCGCATCCGCTTATTCACTTTCTCCATTTTTGTTCCTCCCTTTCTTTCTCGTTTCTCATTGTTATCAGTTGTTCGAACCATTCTTGATCGCTCGTGTCCAATGCGATGTTCACCATGTCATCGATGTTCTCCCTCGTCAGTTCCCATTGATCCACAAGCGCCAATTGTCGAAGCAACATTTGTTTTCTTTTCCGAACAGGCTTTTCATCGTGGTTAAGAGTGAACTGAACCATTCCTACGGGCGGTCTAACCCACTCGACGTAACCTAACCATCCACAATACGCGCTATTTACGCTGACGCAATACACCCAATCTCCTGGCTCTATTGACGTTTCACCATCGAACCATTTTCTATCCGTTCCCTTCACCCTCTACCATCCCTTTCGTCAAAACGGCAAATCGTCATCGTTTATTTCGATCGGCTCCCCGTTATCAGCAAAAGGATCATCAAACCATCTCTGCTCTTCTGACGGCTTCATAAACGCTTCTCTCGCTTTCCTAGAGGCGTTTTTCTCTTGTTCGAATGTGTCCCTATCCCCTCTCTGTTTCCTGCCCGAATTCGAAGCGTTGCGCGGCTCCAGAAATGTTGCCGTATCCACCACGACCTGTGTATAATACGTCCTCCGTCCGTTCCGTTCATAGCTACCCGTTTCCAATCGCCCGTCGATCCCGACCATGCTTCCTTTTTTCAAGTAGTTTGCGATGTTCTCCGCCTGTTTTCGCCATGCGACGCAACGAATAAAATCAGCTTCCCGCACCCCGTTTTGATTCGCAAACGGACGGGTAACGGCCAGTGTGAATGTAACAACAGCCATTCCGCTTGGCGTATACCGAAACTGCGGATCGTCCGTCAGCCGTCCTGTCAAAATGACGCGGTTAATCATGACAATCCCTCGCTTTCTATTTCTCGGCAAACACAACATACGCAAATTTTTTTGGCCGGCTCTCTACGGTTTTAATCTCGATCAAACACTCACCATCCACCGATTTCTTTTCCTGTACAATGACGTACCATTTCTTCATTTTCCTCTCTCCTCATAAAATCTTCAAAGCTTTCCTTTAACGGCTCTTTAATTAGTCCGTTTTCATACAAGTCGTATTCGTCTGCCCAGTACCACTTCCCAAACATGTCTTCCCTCATCGCCATCAGCCTTTCCGCCAACGCCCGATTCTGGTGAACAGCTTGATGACAGCAGTGGCATAAGGGAGCAAGGTTTCTCCACTTCCCCCTCCCGCCTTGAGAACGGAAACGGACATGGTGCGCCTCAATTCGCGGATCACCGCACATCATGCAACGACAGCCAAACACTTCGATCATGCGGTTGTACTCGGTTTTGCTGATGCTTCCTCTCGTTTTTGGAGAAGGTGCTTTCCGTTTTCTCCGCTTCTCCGGCACTTTCTTGGGAACGGCTCGACATTCCTTGAAACTCACTCCCTCACCTCCTTTTGATAAAATCCTGCCAGTGACGGAAACGAATTCTTCGCTCTTGCCATCTCTCGAAAAGTTGTGAAGCGATTGCCAATCGAAACAGGAAAATCTATCGGATATTGAAAACAGTTTTTCGGTTCTATGCCGTATTTGTGCCGAACAAACGATTTTGCTTCTTCTTCATTTGCGGCAAACACAAAGGCAAATCGCCCCTGCCCGATTTTCAATGAAAAGACGCGAATTTCGTACACCTTCAAAGGGTTTTCTTCAATAAGACGCGCGATGGTGCGTGTATCTTCTTCAGCCACGCTTTCCATAGCCGTTTCGAGTTCATCCATCGTGCTGTCACGCCGTATCCGTCCTGCGGACAAAAAATAGTGAAGCGTATAGATAAGAGAAGCGGCTTCGTCACGAATGGCTTCTTTCATCAGTTCATGAACGGTATAAATCTTGAATCACCCCCGTGTTTCGATTGTATGAAACCCGAACCGTCCCGACCGCTCCATTGCGGCTCTTAGCCACAATGACTTCCGCAACGCGGGGATCAGCTTCGGCGTTGTAATAGCTGTCGCGGTATAGAAAGATCACCACGTCCGCGTCTTGCTCAATGCTTCCCGACTCTCTGATGTCCGACATAAGCGGTCTCTTGTCGCTTCGTTTCTCTACATCCCGCGACAATTGCGCCAGTGTGATGATTGGACAACTGAATTCTTTTGCCGTCTCCTTGATCGCTCTGGAAATCTCGGTGACTTGCAAATGCATGTTTCCGCCGTAATATCGTTCCGGCCGTATCAATGTGAGATAATCAATGAACACGACAGGCTTTCTGTCTGGAAATCGATTGATGGACTTTCTGATTTTCGAACGAATATCCGCAATACTCTGTCCGGCGCCGTCAAAGATTTGCATGTGTGTTTCGGATGCCTTCCCAATGACTTCGATCCACATGCGCTTCTGTTCTTCTGACAAATCGTGATACGGATTTCGCAACTTCATCCGATTGAATCCGCCAATCGAACCGATGAGTCGGTCGCGTATTTTATCGGCCGCCATTTCAAGCGAAAACACGATAGGCAAGTACCCATGCCATCCGACGCTCTTCGCAAAATGGATCATGAAGTCGGTCTTCCCCATGGACGGTCGCGCTGCCAAAATGATCGAATCGCCATCGTTGAAACCGTTCAGCATTTTGTCAAGTTCACTAATGCCCGACGGCGCACCCATTTTCCGCTCGGTCGGCGTCCACGGCGCTTCGGCTACCTCTTGTAGCAAATCGCTGATGTCATGATGGTCGGTGATCCGCCCCTCGTTTAAACGGGTCAGCGCGGTTGTGATCTTGTCAACATCCCAATTTTCCTGCGCCGCCACAACAAGAATCCGCCGCTTCTCTCGCTCTTTCCATTCGTCGAGAACCAGCACTTCGTATTGATCGAATTTCGTTTCGTTCGCAAAAGCGGAGATCTCGTTGAGATAGGACAGGCCTCCAAAATTAGCCACATCTTCTCTCGTTGAAAGCGTCACAATATCCAATTCGTCCTGCTGTGCGATCCGCTTCATGGCAGCGAACAGTTTCCGGTGCTTCGGATCGCTGAAGTGCGTTTCGGTCAGAACCGTTTCTTTGAGCAGGTAGGGACATTCAAGAAATGTCCCTAACACTGCTTTTTCTGCCTCGACGCTCATTGTGGCCAGTCCTCTCCGGCGTTCATGTTATGAACATACAGCTCATAATAAGCTGGCCGTTCCTCTCTATGACAAAGTTCGGCGATCGTAGGCGGATAAGTCTTCTCCTTGGCATGTCGCTTGGCGTTAGACAGCACCAAGTCAAACGGTTCATCCGCCAACAAATCGTACCAAATGTCTACTTTCTCCTTTGACACCTCAAAATTCGAGTAGACAAAGGAAATGAGCTTCATGACATGTTTCACTTGCTCCCTCGTCACGCCGATCCCCCCTTTTTAAAGTTCATCCCAGTTGATCTCGGTTGGCGATTGCCTGCGGCGCGGCGCCTGTTTCCTCTTTTGTTCGAACATTTCGTTATACTCTTTCACATCCTCAAGAGTGAACAGCCCCATAAACTCGAAGTTTCGTAGAATGCTAGAAATGTAGCGTGCCGGATTGCGCGGCATCTGTTTCCGCGCCAATCGGATCGCTTCGACGATGATCGCTTCCGGCTCTTGAAATTGTCCGTTCTCAATGACCTGTTCAAATTCTTGTTGCAAAATAGAAGGCGGTAGATAACCAAATGCTTTCTCGAATTCGGTAACAGGATTGCATTCGGTTTCACGTTCATTCTCTGTCGTTTCCTCCGATAAGTCATTCATCGTCTCGTCCTTATCATCATCTTTTATATCTGTAGTATTCTCTGTGTATTCTCTGGTTATTGGCTTACTCATTTTGGGTTCTACGTTTACCCGTTTTGGGTAGCCCGTCTGCTCATTTTGGGTAGATGGTCTACCCATCCCCTCTAATTTCTCATAATCGATCCGATACCACTTTGTGTTGTCAATCTTTAATTTGTTGTAATTTCCGGTGACGATCAGCCCTTTTTTCTCTAGCGACTTAATAGCACGAATGATCGTGTTTTTAGACCAGAACGGAAATTGTTTCTGCCAATCTTCGTATGTGTTATAAACCCATCTATGTCCATCATGTTCGCTTCCACTCTCTTGCAACCAGTAATGCAATTGTTGCAAGATGATCGCCTCGTTTAGCCCAATCTCTTTAGCCAGTGACGGCAAGATTATCAGCGGTTTTTCATCAAGAAGAAGCTTGCTCATTTCGAATCCCCCTCTGGCCTTTCTTGAATGCAAATAGCTATCCGTTTGTTTATATCAACGTCTATCACCTTGAATTGGGGATGTGTGATCCGTACGTACCCCTTCGCATATGCTTCATATTCCTTCTCTGTTCTAGCCATCCACGTGTAGCAAAACGGCAAAGCCACTTGATATTCGAGCCCTTCTTTAAATGCCTTTTGAATCCGCTCTTTCTTCTTTTTTGCAGCCAAACATACTCACTCCGCGTTTAAAAGAGATAATCTCCCATGAGAATCAAAGCGAGAATCGCGCCAGAGACGGCGTAGGGAAGCCACCCCAGCTTCGTTTCTCTTAAAATCGTATCCGCATCCTCATCGGTTTCGAGGAAGCGATAATACGCTTCCCCGAACCGTTTCAACCATGTTTTCATTCGAACCGCCCCGTTATGATCGAGATGGCTTTGCTTGCTTCCTCGACTGTCCATTCAGACGGTTCTTTATCGACACCCATCGTTTCTTTCAGCTTTTCGTACAGCATTTCTTTCGTCCAATCCGCTGTCACTCGGCGCGAAATGAGCGCATCAATGTAATCCAATTGGTTTTTGCTCGCTTTTTTGTATTTCCCGTTTTCCTTTTTGTCAATCTTGCCGTTTTGTTTTGCTGTATCTCTCGCATCGGGATCGTCCTCGTCAGTCGGAACACTGAAAAACTTCATAAGGAAGTATCTCTCCGTATACGTCAACGCACTGCCAAATGCTTTTGAAATGTCGTCCTGTTGCCCCATATACTGCCAAGGAATTTCAATACGATCACTCGGATCGTCGGCGTTGATCCATACATATTTCATATCGCCAGTGACAACAAAGTCTGTTTTTGGCCGTTCGCGTTTATTTTCTCTGTCCCATACGGTATAATTAAAAGTAGAGTGGGTTTGATTGAGGACGATTGGGACGAGCAACACGCCCAATTCGTCCATTTTTTCTCGAATCTTTTTCAGCACCTGCGTGCCGGATACATACCGATAGCCATACCCTTGCGAATCTTTTACAAACACATCGACCGTTTTTCTGATTTCTACAAGTTTTTGATAAATGTTTAACAGTTTCGGTTGTTCAGCTGTTTTCGTCATCGAATTCTCACTCCTTTTTCTTGCTTGAGTTCAACGCCTGGAATTTGCTCGCCGTTTTTGATCCGCTCTAAAATGCCCTTCTTGTCAACCTCAATTTTTTGCTTCAAAAACTCCGCAGGAATGGCCGACATATCCACAACATCCACAGACGGTGGATTGTCTTGAATGTATACCGTGATGGTGGGCCGCTTGATTCGCTGAATGCCCGCGTGTTCCAACTGCTCGAATAGATACCCTTTTAATCGTTTGACCTTGTTCTCAATAGCTGTCCTCTTATCGTTCAGCCGCTTCTCCTCTTCTTTAATCGCTTTCGCATCCGCCTCAAGATTGCGGATCAACTTCGCAATGTTCTCTGCCTTGAGTTCGATTTCATCGCGAATCGCTTCTAACGTATCAACCAACGCGTCTGAATCCATTTCCTCTGCCATATTCAGCAATTCGGCATAGTTGGCTGCTAATTCGTACAGCTTCATGAACGCTCTTCCCCCTTTACCGGTCAGTAATGCTTCAATTCACCGTGTTCTAAACAAAATGCCATGGCGCAAGAGCGGTCGTAATGTACAAGAAGGCCATCTGGAAACTCAATGTATCCTTCGCCTTCGACAATGTCAGAGAAGCATCCGGCACACTCGCCGATCACGCGCGGTTCTTCCCATTTCACGTTAAGTGTCATCGGATTTTCCACAGCCATTTAGATTAGCCCCTTTCGTCTTAGTAATTGAATTTGGTTTCTGATTGACGGGATAGTTCGGTTTAGCATCTTCGCCAGTTCTTTTGTTCCCAAATGAATGTTGTTCCGCAAAACTTCACGTTCTTTCTCTGTCCATTTCTTGATCCTTTGTTTTTTCGGGCGCTGATTGGTATTGGCAAGCCAATCTCCAAGCGCTCGCATTTCTCTGTAGACGTCGCATGTTTCGCATTGTTGTACATATCGACTGCCACTACGAAGACCTCCATACGGACACTTGCGGCATATATCAAGAAGCTCTCCTATTCGAATGCGAACTTGCGTATCATCGTTATGCCGCAACACACCACCCCCTTTCCTTAATGCCCATATTCAGACGCAGGAGACAGAACAACCTTTGGCCAAAACATGAGGAAGTTTGAGAAAACAGGACAATATCCTGCGCCTGAGGATAGACATTAAACAGAAGGTTTGTTACAATGGGTGGTAGCAAAGAAGATGAGCGACCCTTCTTTGCTACCTGCTTCCTCCTTTTTTAATCGAGCTTAAGAAATTCTGCCGCCTGTCTGACGAATCTCAACTCAATCGACGATTCATGTATGCACTCATAGATGCCTTCTTTTTCGCTATCTGTGAAACATATCTCCCATAGCAGGCGTTCATCCATAAGTGCTATGTGATACGTCGATCCTGCGTTTTTATATCTCACTACATATCCATCGACAAAGGTGAATTCGCGAAAGCTCTTTCCCAATTGCTCTCTAATCTCTTTCGGAAACTCATCGAGCGACAGTCTTTTTGTTTGCATTCGAAGTCTCCTCCTTTTTCAAGAAAATGTCTTTGAAATACTTCTCTAGAAACTCTTCCATGCGAGACGCAATGAAACACCAACGTTCGCCTTTCCGTTCCGGATAGTACACAAAACCGCCATTTTCAATGTCAAGCATCGGTTTGTAGCGAGGATGGAGCAGGATGTGCTCCTTCAGCCAATCCTCGCTGTAGCCGGTACGCTCTTTGAGATCCTGCATCGACCACCAGACTTTGTTTCTCACTTCGTCTCCCTCCCTTGAGGCTCAGAACTCATATTTCGTATCTTCCCAACCGCACTCTTCGCACGCCGCTTCCCAAACGTAGCCTTTCCCCTCAACAACCTCAACAACTTCGTATTGAGCATTTTCGCAACCGCAACGTGGGCATTCCATGTTCACCCTTTTCACCCCCTTTCACGCCGTTTGGTTCTTTAGCAACAACCGAAATGTTTCTTTCCCGCGTGGAGTAATCAACGTTTGCACATCGGCCTTCCCGTTTCGAGCGAATTCTTTCAGTTTGAATAGTTCTGGCACATACTGCGCATATGGTTTCAATTTTCCTTTTTGATCTCTGTAGACAAATTTGTTATCGAGGAGCCATTCAATGAAATACCGTTCTTTCACCTCAAGCTCTTTGGCTGTGTCTCTAAAGTTGGTGAGTAGATTCCGATCAACTAAGGCGTCAAAATAGTCTGCTTTCGGCTTCATCGCCGCGATCCGTTCATTTTGCCGACGCACGGTTTCAAGCACGCCACGAAACATCATCTTGGTCTGCTCATCTGCAAAAGGAAGATACGTATTGATGAACATTTCATCGTTTGAGACATAGCCGCCCGTTTTGCGGATGGTTGGGAGGACTTCATGTGTCACCCAACGCTTGAACTGCTTTGCTTCGGGTTTACGACTTCTCAAAACCAAGTTGTAAAGTCCAGCTTCATTGACACACAACATTTGTTGTTTTCCTCCAAGGGTGTCGGTTAAAACTACACCCTTTTCGTCTTCATCTAATCTCCCTAAGGCATCGCGACTGTTTTTGATATCGAGAACACTGCACACATCTTTTGCGATAAACCAAACTTCACCGTTTTTGATGATTGTTCTAACCTGTGTTTCACCATAAGTGAAAACTTGCGGGTTCATTTCCCTTCTCCCTTCCAATTATCATTGACTGCATGTAACGGATCATCTAAAAAAATATATTCTTCAAAGTCTAAACCATTTTCATCGCAATACTTTTTAAGTCTTCCTAAAAACTTTGGTCCTGCCATACTCTTGGAATTTAGAACCCTGTACAAATGGGCAACATCAAGATTCAGCATTCTAGCGAATTTGCGATATCTCCCATTTGCTCTTTCTTCCATTAATACTTTCACCTTGTCTTTGTTAACGTACACTTTATCACTCCCTTCCGAGTGTTGTATGTAGTCAATATTGTTTTCATGTAAAATATAACATCTATTATTACATACAGTCAATAATTTTTATGATTTTTTACTTTTCGTTGTTTACAAACAACAGAATATAGATATAACATTGATTTTAGACAACAAAAAAATGGAGGTTAGATACATGTCTTTTGATAAGCAAAGATTCGCAGAGCTACTGGAAAAGGCAAAAGGGAATAGGTCAATAAACCACTATGCTCAAAAATCAGGTGTTACATCCGCTCATATATCAAGGTTACTCAGATGCTTATTAGACAGCCCTCCCACACCTCAGACAATAAAAAAGTTAGCGGATCACGCTCACAACGGAATTACTTATGAGGATCTAATGCAAGCCGCCGGATATATCGCTGACGATACTAAAGAACATCTACCTACCCTAACGGATAAAGACGAGCGCGACATCCAAAAGGAGCTGGAAAAGATCATCAAGGGGCTCAAGACAGGAAGCGGTTTCGCTGCATTCGGCGGAGTGGACATCGACGAACTCGATGAAGAAGATCGGGAACTACTGATCGCATCTCTGGAAAACTCGCTCCGCCTCGCTAAGCGCATCGCAAAACAAAAGTTCACGCCAAAGAAATACCGTCAATAACTATCTCTAGGGGGGTTCGCTATGGCTGAGAAGATCAAACAGATCGTAGAGAAATTAGTCAACAGGCACGGCACGAACAACCCCTTTGAGATCGCATCACAGAAAGGCATTGTGCTGTTGTTTGAGCCGCTTGGCGGGACATACGGGTATCATCATACATTTCGCCGGATTCAGATCATTCACATCAATTCAGAGTTGGACGAGCCGATGAAACGCTTTGTATGCGCGCACGAGCTGGGGCATGCAGTTCTGCATCCCGAACTTAGCACATCTTTTCTAAGGAGAAACACACTTTTCTGCATGGATAAAGTGGAAAGGGAGGCGAATGAGTTTGCCGTGGAATTGCTTCTGTCGGATGATGTGCTTTATACATATCGCGGTACTGATGCAACCATTTATGAAGCCGCGGCGGCGTATGGAGTCCCTGAGGAGGTGGTGCATCTAAAAAAATTTTGACCTCAAACCAAACATACATTCTGCATAGGGAGGGAGAAGACATGGCCAGCATTCAAAAAACCAAAAACGGCTGGCGCTATCGTGTTTCCTACAAAGAAAATGGGAAATACAAAACGAAAACGAAAGGAGGTTTTCGGACGAAGAAAGAAGCGGAGCTTGCGGCTGCTGAATTAGAGAAACAACTGCACAAGGGATACGACATCAACGCAGGGGATCAACTCTTCTCTGAATATATGCGGAATTGGTTCGAGTTGTATAAAAAGGGGAAATACAGCTTAGCGCACGAAAGAAACATTGAGTTATCTGTTCAATTGGTTGAAGAATATTTCGCTGGAGTTAAATTGAAAGATTTGACGCGCGACATGTACCAAAAGTTCATCAACGAAATCGGCAAAAACCATACGACAGCGACAGTACGAAAACGACACACATATATTAAGTCGTGCCTCCGTGATGCGATTGAAGAAGGAATTATCACCCGTGATCCCACGTATAAAGTGGTCATAAAGGGAGAAGTAGAAGCAAAATCGGAAGAATTGAAATATCTCAATTTTGACGAAGTGAAGAAGTTGATAGCAGAAATAAAAAAGGACATGAAACCTAAATATATCTCTCGATACATCATTTTATTTGCAATCGCCACTGGTGCTCGTTTCTCGGAAATCATGGGCCTGACATGGGATTGCGTTGATTTCAAAAACAAAACAATCACGATTAATAAGACTTGGGACTTTAAAGGGGCAAATGACTTTAGCGATACAAAGACGTTCGATTCAAAACGAACCATTACGGTCGATAACGAGACGTTAAATATGCTCAAAGAACTGCGAAAGTATCAAAATGAATTAGCTATGAAAACAGGATTACGAAACACGAAAAATTTAGTGTTTATCAACTCAAAAATGGAAATTGTGACAAATAACGCAGTCAATAAAACGTTGCGATCATTATGCAAAAAAATCGGGATTAAAACGATCACTTGCCACGGGCTCCGTCATACTCACGCATCCATGCTCTTGTATAAAGGAGTAAATATCAAATACGTTTCTCGACGACTGGGCCATAAAGATATTGTAACCACTTTACAAACGTACTCGCATATTTTAGATGAGATGGAGCAAAAAGAGTCTCGGCAAGTTGATCTCGCGATGGAGGAGCTGTATCATGCCAAATAG